TGGTACTTACCGGCATGTGTAAAAGCAAAACCACGCTTGGTATAATGGTTGCCACCGCAATTAGGACAAACGAGACCACCTTCAGTATAAAGACCGTGGTTTGCATGATTTTTAATCCAAGGTTTGACTACGTTATAGACAGCTTCCAGAAGGATAACGTCTTGCACATTGTACTCTTCCATCTTAGTCCACGAATCTAGATCACCTTGCATACAGCCAACCCACAGGGCAAAGTTAGTGTCCTTCTTCTGACCAAGGCCTAGTTGCTGTGCAACATAGTCTAGTTTATTACTAGCAAACTTGAACTGTTTACGAACAGTTAGGTAAAGGTCAACCTGTTTAGCGGGGGATGGTGGGGCAAAGCCATGTGTCAGAAACTCACGATTCAGCACCGGAATATCAAATCTGTTTCCGTTGTAGTGAATAATGGCATCTGCTTCATCCATAAGTGTATGAATGCCTTCTAGCATATGCTTAGGCAAAGACTTCTGGCAGCTATCAAAGAAGATTTGTTCTTCACCAAGCCACTTAGCAGAGTAGCAGAGCAGATAGCTACTATCTATGATTTGCTTAATAGCAATGTTTTGATCCCAAAGCCCCCATACGTATGCCGTGTTGGGACTTGTTTCACAATCCAACAATAAGATTTTGATAATATTACTCCTCAATATATAATGCTAGTCTACGTAAAAGTTCTGGACTCTCTTTCATTTTGCCTATTGAAACATTACAGGCTTGACAAAGAAGACCCCGTACTTTACCAGTCTTATGATTATGGTCTACATGAAGACGCTGATGCTTAGGAGCATCAAAGCAGACAGCACATTGGTTGTTTTGTGTGGCTAACATAGAGTTATATTCTTCTATAGTTATACCATACTTCTTTTTTAGCGTAGCGTTTCTTATACCAAGTTTATACTTCTCTGGATTAAGCTCTCTGTATTTCTTAGACCTCTCTAATTGACGATTTCTTGCTTCAGAATCTCTGGCATGTAGATTCTTTTGATACGTCTTGTGACAAGCTACACAGATAGAATGTATTCCATCTTTCTTACTCTTGTCTGGGTAGAACTCCCCTGTGTGCCCACAACGAGTACACACCCTATCTAAGAGGAGAATTTTCATCTTTAAATAGGTTCCTGTTTGTGCTGTTCACAACCCTTATACTGATATACCTCTAAACTAGCAGCAAGTCTAAGTGCCATGGCAGCAGTTTGAATTGCTTCCATCCTAACTTCATCAACAGAAGTTTTGTGGGGTTCATAGGTAAGTTGTAGCATAGCCTTATTCAATTCACCATACTCCTCACCAAGAACAGCTAAAGCGTGTAAGGGATCAGTAGGCCAAGTAGGAAATTTGTTTGTTGCTTTTTGTACTTCTTGCAAAACTTCTTGAATCACAGTCATTTGAACCACCTTTCTATTTTTCGTTTATCTCTCCAGTCAGCCCATTCTATGTGGTTCTTTTCGCACCATTCAGCATAAGTTGTCTTGGAGATTTTACTAAGTCGTACTTGGGAGTTTTGGAAGATCATACGGATTGGTAGATCAGGATTAGAATTTCGTATAAGAAGCATCTTCTTCCGGTCTACTGCGGTGAACCTCCCTTTGGATTCATATAGCACCCCATTGATTAGCCAGTCTGGGGTATAAGTTTTAGTTGTTTCTGGTACTACGTACTTAATTCGCTCTTTCTCATACTCAAAGTCAACCTTTAGAGCAGTAAGATACTTTGCAATATCGTATTCGAAGTTACTTCTGTACCCCTTGGATAGGGCCTCCTTACGTGCCTGTCGTTTGCTTATTCGCATATCGTTCTGAGAAGGTCTCTCCATATTTGCGCCAAATCCACAGGCAATCTACATTCATCCAGAACCGCTCATCTGCCTTCATATCACCATCGTCTGTATCACTCAAATCATACAGATTAGTGACTACTTTGAACATTTCCTCTTCTGATTCGAGGTGGTCAATGAGTTTCGAGGCTTTAACAGGCCCAATTCCACGAATACCGATAATGTTATCACTTGTGTCGCCAATAAGCATCTGGCGATAAAACGCTTTAATCCCATCCATTTCTGTGACATAGAATCTCTCTTTCTTAATGAAATTGTAATGCTCTCCAGGAATCATATTCAAATCTTTGTCATTTGAACACAGGATAGTACTATCTGTTTGTGCCATGCCAACAGCGTCATCTGCTTCGTAGCCTTCTGTGACTTTTGCACCCCATTCGGTTACGAGATACTCTCGGCAGGCTTGTAGATACTGTGGACGATATGTAGGACGTGTTGCTTTGTACTGGGGATTAATCGCATATCGAAAATTATCTCCTCCAGAAAGATATGCTTGATACTCAGGAACTGCTAGTTCATGAAGACAATCCCGCATCATCTTGTCAACACGGGCAAAGGCAATACCAAGGGGTTCAGTTACTACATACTCTCCAGTGATCTTATCCTTTGCCTCACAAGACGCGGCATTGCGATAAGTTACAATGTCCGCGTCAATATTGGCAATAGTTATCACAGAATTCCCTTATCCGATTCTTCGTAAGCCTCTTCCCTAGTCTTCTGAGAAGGCCAATGAATAGGAATCTCCACAATTTCTACATCTACAGGTTTAGGAGACATATAAAGAAGATGCTGATTATCCAAAAAATACTGGAGTTTATGGAAAGGATATACACTAGCCATCCAATTAGCAAATTTCTTTAATTCTTTTAATTCATATTCCGCCTTTCGGCGCTTATGAATCTCCAGATTTGCTTCTTGATGAGAAAGCATTACATCTTCTGTATTCATTTAATTGGCCTTCCTGTAATGAGAATACCATCTTCCTGAAAGTTCATCACATATTCCCAATCAGGATAGGAGACTGCCTTCTCTTTTAGGTATTCCTCAGCTTTTTGGGAGGCATCTGCTCCCTTGAAAAGAATCTCTGTCCATTCGGGTTTCCCAAAAATAAGATCAAAGTTCTTTTTACCCTCTTCGGTATAGCCTTTGCTGACCAACCGTGCTCCTGTATGGGGGTTGGTATTAGTCATTAGAGTACCTGATCTGCGTCGTCTTTAAAGTCCAAAGGATTAGCAGCTACCTTCTTTTCTTCAAAGACATATTTTTCATATTGACGAGCAACATCCACAACATCATCGACTGTAAACTCAGAACCATTGATAATATGCAGTGTATCAATAGCTCGTTCAATACCTGTTTGACGAACAATACACAGTTGCTTAAATGCCCGTTCTTCAGGTGTTTCATACGTGTTCTTAGGTGCAGGATTTGTAGCAGCTTTACCGGCAGGTGTTGCAACAGGTTGAGCAGCAGCATGTGCTGCATCCAACTTAGCTACTTTAACCCATTGCCAATAACCCTTGGCATCTTTCTCTGAGGTCACATCAAGTACATCACCATTGACTGCTGCTTTAACAACAGCAAATGCTTCAGGTGCATTGAAAGACACCAGATTCTTACCTGCTACTTTACCTTCATGGTCTTTATAAGCAACTTCAGCTTTGTCATAACCACCATTCTTGCCTGGAACATGTTCAATTGAAACGGACAAAATTGTAATTTGCATCTAGTTATTTCCTTTCTTTGATTGGAGCGGACTACGAGACTCGAACTCGTGACATTCTGTTTGGAAGACAGATGCTCTACCAACTGAGCTAAGTCCGCATTTACTACTATACATATATTATACTGCTATTTTTAGCTTATGTCAAGCTAAATTTCATCATTATTGTGGACAAGTTTGGTATCTATTCTTTTTGTCTGAACAAAGCCAAAAGGAAGTTAGAGGCTTTATTTCTCCACATACTTTACACTGCCTCATACTTAACCTCCTCTATATCAGACATATTTCTACCTACCGCACACTCGCATCTTAAAGGTAAGTCAAAGGGTTGTTTAAAGACTCGCTCAAAATTCTTGGGCAAATCTCTAAATACTTCGTGGAACAAACGAACTACACGATCTACTTCATAGTCCGGCACATCCACAACAATGGAGTCATGGACTGTGTTTACGAGAGAACCCACAATACCAAGAGCATGGAAACGACGGGCGAAAGATACACGAGCAATAGCCATAAGATCAGCCGCAAATCCTTGGACGATATAGTTCTTGATTGTAGTCTCGGGCCAATCACCCTTCCAATTTCTCTCATATTCGTAAGTCCTTCCAGTATATGGATTAACAATACGTCCTGTTGTGGACGCTTCTTGCATCAATGCTATCCACCATCTATCCCATCCTGTGTACTTATCATGAAACTTATCAATGGCATTCTGCCAGTATTTCTGAGAAGTACTCACATGAGTGAAGTCTGGGTCAGAAGCATAGGAGAAACATGTACCACCATAGATAAGCCGGAACAAGAATGTCTTAGCTACTAATCGTGTTGGTAGTCCAAATGCTTCTACGTTTGCTGAGTGGATGTCATAGTTTGCAATTAGTTCTTTGTATGCTACAGGACACTTTGCTAGAAATGTGCCTGCATACCATTCAATTGCTTTACCGTCGCAGTTTACAATCATTCATTATCTTTTATTTCAAAATAAACTATTCTTTTACATTCATGATACCAAGTGGGTTGCTCGAAATATATTTCCCACTCTTTATCTTCTTCATATCTCTTTACCAACCAAGCTAATTTAGGCATATCTACTTACACAAAAAGTTTTTGCAATTGGTGGAAAATTTTGCATGTTAGGTTTGCTAGAAGATAGACGACCAGTAATAGCAATACACTGGTTCAGTTGTCCATGCAAAACTTCGTTGTCCCATTCCATTGTTTTAATAAGTTGTGGGAGTCCGGTAAGATAAGTACCCCGAAGTTTCTCAAGTTCAGAATACTTAGAGACAAGAGTCATAATTTTCCTTGACTCTTTTGTGTGTTTTAGAGAACGTAGAACATCATCATTCGTAAACCACACGGGAGGAGAACCTATTGGTTTCTTTGCTTCAGTTTTTGCCAGTGGTTCTACTAGGCGAGGCATTGTGTATTTCTTCTCAATTATCTTGTAACGTGTCTCCCCAATTTTCTTTCCTGTTTTAAATACTCCCACAGGAATATGGGACTCCACAACAATATCCCCACCGTAAAAAATAGCAGAAAGGTGGTCCCCAGAATTAAGATTAAAAGGCACGTTGCCAAGAATAGATACCATTTCTTTATAGAGTGCATCTTGTTCTTTTTGTATCCCTTCCGCCATTTTAAGGGCATTCTCTACATCAAACAAGATTCCATTGTACTCCATTTCTTCCAGAACAATGAGGTCTTGACAATGTAATTTAAAAAGATTATATTTACTTGCATGTTCTTTTTCAAATAAACCCCTCTGCTTTAAATAAAGTTGCTCCGTTAGATATAAATCCTGTTCTAGGTACTCTGATAGGATTTGTTGTGGGATGTCATTTGTATCTATTCCTTTGTCCCAAAAATCATTTTTAATTACATCTATTTTATGACCTAGATTATACCTAACCGAAGCATCTTCCAGAGAAGGAAACTTTAGTTTTTGATTAGAAAGAACAAACTCCCCTAGTTGTGTACACCAAACCTTTATGGTTGAAAAATCTACCCCTATTTTTTTAATCCAATGTAGATCAAACTTTGCATTATGTGCTATAAATAAACAACTAGAAAGAATACTCTGTATTTGCTTTATATCCTCCTTGGTTGGGTAGTAGAATAGAAACACTTCTTTACTATCTATATCACGAATACCTACAACAACTAATGTATTCCTTCTATCAAAAGGGTTTCCTTTATTAGATGTTGTGCATTCGATGTCGCAGACTACTCTACGCATACTTAGATAGATACCCCTCTATGTCATTATACTCAAGACATGGAATTACTTCTGTATTAACCTCAATATGAACAACATGACTTCCTGCATAACAAACAGAGTATGCACCATCAATATGATCGAACTTGATAGGCATCCTATTTGCTTCATCTGCAAAATTAAACATTATTCCTTTTTCTAGTTCATAGAGTTTCATCGAATATTCTTCTTTCCTTCAATAACAATAAAGTTTATACACTTAATAGACGGGTCTGTTGGATGTGGTTCTTTCAAATCTGCCCAAGGTTGTCTATATTCATGTGGGATTTTACGAAATCTATAACAATTATTCTTTTGCCTACATTCTTTCAATGTATGACACATACATGTTGTTATTAATTAATATCCTTATATCGTGCAATATCAGGTTGTATGAGCACCTGCATTTTCCCGTGTCGCATCTCTGGAATAGAATCTTCATCGCCTGTCAATTTATTTTTCGAGATATGTAAATACCTCATGTACTTCAATCCTTCATCGTGTACTGCACCAATACCCAGAATCCAATCTGCTTCCGCCTGTTTACTTGTATTATGAGTAACGATATTTCCTTCAATAATAAACTTATGGTCCCCATCAATCATAATACCTGCATAGTCACCTACTCCCAAAGGGTGCACTTCCAGTCTTGATTTTAATACATTTTTGTACCCGACATAAGTAGACTTTTTACGTTCTATCCTACATGGAATAGCAGACAAGTCATTTCCTGAAATAGAAGTGTAGTAGTACTTTCCTCTTTGTTTAAAAGAAGCCATAAGACCACAGGAAAGAGCAAGTTCTTTTAGACCAAGAGCGAGAAGATAATTGGCATTGCTAAAAACATAATACTCATGTTTACGGACTACCTTAGTTCCATCAGTATCTAAGAGCCCTGCAATAAGGGCCAGACGTTGTTTAATACTTCCTTTAAAGTATTGTCTTGGTATATGCTTATTTTCAAATAAATCCAAGTCTTTAAGTTTATTTAAGAACGGATGCTTTACTCCTTGTCTATACTTCATTCTAGCATGGATAATATGTCCTTTCTCTAGATACTGAGTGTAGGAGCAGTTCCACTTAGGACACTCTTCTTTTACAGCTTGAACAACCTCTGGGTCAATTGTTGTAATTTCTGCCTTACTCTTACCTCCATCCCCTAACCAAAGACCCAAAAAGTAAGGATCAATAGGAAGAGATTGTTCAGCCAATTCATGCCCTACTCGATACCCAAAGTCAGAGGCACAATAAGCTGTCACTGGTCTATTCACATACTTACCCGCCCCAGTAATAAGAGATAGGATATGTGATTTATTCACTACATAGGTGTCTCCTCCTATCTTGTGGGTAATAGCAAACATTTCCTCCTGTCCTTGTGCTGTGGCAAGAACTTGTCGAGGGGTAGAGTCTACTCCCATAACCTGTTCTCCAACTTCAATGTTTTCCACTCGTTTCCAAGTACCATCATACATAAGTACCTTAGTTGCGGGAGCAAGGCATTTTGCATTCGCTACGTTGTCCATCGTTAGCCATTTCTTGTTCTCACCTGTAACATCTGCCTGACAAACACCAATCACAGGACAGTACTTCTTAGCCAGTTCCCTAGCCCAGATGTAGATAGCTCCGAGTCTCAAATCTTCCCTATCGTTATCAAAACCTTTAATCTTGTCAATCTGGTCAAAGATAATCAGGGATGGTTTCAGTTCCTTGCAGAGTCTCTCAATCTCACGCCGATTAATTGTGGCACTGTCTTTGAGTTTAATCTTGCCATGTGTCTTTTTGATAAATTCCTCATAGCTACGCTTTCGGTCTTCAAACAATCGGTTGTTGGTACAACCAAGACTGGCCTGCATGATACGAACTTTAACCTTGAGACCACCTTCTTCATTATTGAACCAAAGAATGGGGCCATCCTCTTCCTTGAGTTGCAATGCCATGTAAGTAGCTTCTTCCGCAAGAAAGGTTGTCTTACCTGTTTCTGGCCTAGCAAATAGGAAACCAAAATCTCCTTTGCGGAGACTCCCTAACGACTGATTCAGAGCCTTCAATCTCCATCGTAATCCAGGCTTGTGTTTGGTTTCCATGTAGAGTTCTTCAATATCATCAGTGACGAACTCTTCTTGATTCTCTGTGACCGACTCATCCTCAAATTTAGGAAAGAAGTTAATCAGGTCTAGGAGGGGTTTACGGCCTTCGGATACATCAATTGACAGGAGAGCACAGTCGTGTGCTAAAGAACGCTCTATGGCCTGTTTTACTAGGTCAGCGAGCATATCTTCACCAATATCTGCTGCGGTGATTTGCTCCAATAGTTCTGTGTGTTCTGGGTGTGCTGTGAGGACTGCAAGACGAAACTCAGGAAAAGAAAGGTCACGGTTATACTTCCCGTGGAGAGAGTCCAGCACTCCATAGAGTGCAATCAATTCTTTGTCCTCTTTCCTAAGCTTGATAGACTCTCTGTATTTGGTGTAGTTCTTTACAGAGAGAAGAAATTTAAGAATTATTAGTTCAATCATTTATTCCTTTCATTAATTAAAAGGACTCTGTAAGAGTCCTATTTATTAATTAATTAAATTAGTATTTCTTATTATATTTGTGTATTAATTAATTAATTTAAATTATTATAGCAGGTATTCATTATACCTGCAAGTCTTTTTTTGTCAAGCGCAACATGTACTCTGCAAGAAGTAGAAGTTCCTCTGGTGTACTATCATTTTTGATTCTATTGGCTCTCCAAGAAATAACTTGAATATTGTCTTTAGTGTAACCTTTGGTTGAATCAATCCTGTCAAGCGAAGGGCTGTCATCAGTCCTAGACCAGCCTCCTTCCATCCCATTTCCATTATAATTCAATTTGATATTAAATATTGGGCAGAAATCAGGAAGCAACATACTATCCAAAAGGATAAGTCTTTCCTCTTTAGGAATTTTTTTTGTTGCAAGAATTCGATTAAGCCAATAATATTTTGGCTCTTTATCTTTCAAGAAGTTTTTACACTTCCGTTGCCCTGTAGCAATACCAAATTTTGTTAGTACTTGATACATTCTTTGCTTAGTTACACCATAACTTTTACCTATTTGTTCCAATGTGTTACCTTCTTTCAATAGAGTTTGCACTCTATCTAATTCATTTTCCCATAGTGTTTTTCTCATTTATTACCTCCACGTTATAACAACATTATAACATGGTGAAGATTTCTTGTCAAGTACTATTTGGTTAGTGGGTACTCACCATGTCCCAAAAGACAGCATCTTCTGCCAAATACGTCGTTTCCACGAATCAAATTTAGCTCTCATTTCACGTCACATCCCTGAAGAAGCCACAATAAGAGGGGTGTTGCAATCGTACAAACAAACATCGTCCAAAGTACAACTCGTTCAATTTTAGTCATTGTTGCCCCTTAAATTTCATTATCATCGTTATCTACACAATCATCCACAATAAGACAATTATATAAACGAGGTCTAAGGTAATCATCCATAAATGCCTCTAATTCTTGGTCAGTAATTACTCCTAAACGTTCTGAATATAGAGCTTTAGCCATAGTTCTTGTAATCATAAGTGTAGAATACACACTCATTATTTATCTCCTAATTTCTTATGTTTGATGCTACAATAAGCATGTTCTTCAAAGACTTCATTCTCACAATGATTTTTCTGAATTACATTGAGCATGTCATGTAGCCACATCAAATTTGGCTCTGTGCCACATTCCACTGAGAGAGTGAACTTCCCACTGTATCCAAGAATAGCTGCCATCATTCTATCAGCAGCCTTCACTACTCTTCGTAGATAGTGGTTCTTTGGAACAAAGGAGAAGAATAGAGCCAACAAAGGTGTCACCAGACACCCTATTGTGAAGAAAATCCAAAGGATTATCACGAAGATCACACGTTTCACATATGCCTCCCGAGGTAAGCAGCACGTTGTACCAAACTGTATCGGAGTGATGCCAGTGTTTCAAATCCCATTGGCTCAATGATTAGGCCAAGCGTATAGGCCATTATAAAGCAATCAGCATCGTTGTCAAGTGGATTCCATCGTTTAGTTCCTTCTTTAAGAAGGGGTTGTGGCCACGTGATTTTCATAACCTTTGCTGCATAGAACAGTAGTTCTTCTGCATCTTCCATTATGGCTCCCAATGAATATTCATAACCTTGGGGGCTTCTCTTGGTTTTACTTTCTTTTTGTTTGCAATTTTGTTAATTTCTGTTGCACAAGTATGAGCCAAATCACCAATGTCTTTGGAATTTCTAAGGCAAGCACAAGCTGATTTGTCAAAAGCCCTTTTTTCAGCAAGTTCTTCAACTTGCATAGCAAAGGCTTTGAGTTTTTCAGTAATGTCACAAACAACCTCGGGGGTAGAAACAACAAAATTTCCAGTTGAGTTATCCACAAGAAGTTCAAAACCAACATTTCTGGCTAAGAGACAAACATCATTGTTAAGCATTTGTCACACCTCAGTTTCATCAACAATCTTGCATTTGTAGGGGCTATTCTTAACCTGGAAGAATGTATGCACCTTACCCTTTGTATCCTCAGCCATCAGGCCATCAGGATTTCCGTTCAATCCTTGAAGGATGAACATGAATTTGTTGGGGAAAAACACCACAACTTCACCATCAACAACACATTGCATGACTGGCTTGTTGGGCAAATCAGATTCGTCTTCTTCAGGCACAGTAGCTGCAACACTGATTGAAGAAAGAAACAGAATACTCAAGAAAAACAGAATTTTTTTCATCTGTGGACTCCTTTAGATACCAAACATATCATCCAGTACATCACCAATGCCTGTTTCATCAACAACACCTCTCGCAACGATATCTTCACCCCGCCCGCGTCCAGCAGCCCGACCTGCGGCAACATGCCCAAGGATATTGTCGTCGTCAGTTACTGCATCAGCAATAACTTCACCACCAATCAAACCAGCTAAACCACCAAGCAAACTACCACTTGTGCTCATTTAAAATCTCCTTAATTTGTTCATACGTCATTTCCTTTGGGTCTTTGTCACTGAATATGGGGGACACGTCAAGTCCTTGTAGTCTCCCTCTTCGTGCCTCTGTTACAGCTTCCTTCCGTTTGTCGGGGTCAAGCCATACGAGGAATTTAGATGTTCTCGGACAAATTTTACTGAGGCGACTAAATCGTTCTGACCCAACACTGCAACCATAAAGAGGCATCGCAGAAACATACCGAGATACTTTAATCGCAGATACAATGTCCTCAACAAGTACAAAAGTGTCTCCTTCACCAAGGATATTAAAAACAGTCTTTACATCACCTGTAGTAAACCATTTTCCTCTTCCTTGTTCTTCTCCAAAGTAACGTCCTTGCCAGGCTAAAAGTCTGCCTTCACTACCAAAGATTGGAAATATAAGTCTTTGCCATTGCTCAGACCAAAGAACATTGTGACTTAACAGGTCATTGACTGTTAATTCATACTGACCGACCCAATCAATACATCTTTGTGGGTAATCAGCAGAACAGTCTTCTGGAAGTACTACCTCATGGTGTACCACAGGGAAGTCAACCCCGCCTTTATACTGGGTAATTTTATCACCCCCAGATATAAGACCGTGCCCACCGAAGCAATAACTATGACCATCGCTGTATACCGCAAGGTTATTGTGAGACCTGTCTCGGCCTTCACGAGCACAGAATGGACACTGTTCTTGTCTGACGAGAGTGGAATCATTGCTCATTCTACCGCCGAGAGAATCTTCTCAACAAAGGGAATCAGACCAATACCATGAATACCATAACCAACGGTATCCCCTGCCATTGCAACGGCTTCAACAGGATGATGGCCCAAAGTCTTGGCAATGTACACTCCTGTCAACATCACACAAATACCAAACAGAAGGCGCACCAAGATATGGTGGTTTTTACTAGCGAGGGTGTCACAAGCATGATGAACAAAGTTGATTTTGTTCAGGGAGACTTTGAGTGTTTGCATGATTTTTCCTTTCTTTAGTCCAGTTCCAAAACTTCTTGGTCAACCACTTCTTCGTGGTTAAGGTCAGGGCGGTCTACCAAAGTGACCAATGTTTCAATTCCACTTATTTTGATACAGCTAGAACACATATCCAAATATTCCTTGGTGTGTTCATCCTTGATTGTTGCTTCGTAATCTGTTAATTGTACATCACAGCAGTAGCATCTCATTTAGTTTCCCTCCAAAAGGTACTTATGTTCTTTGGTGTTGTCTCCACTGATTGTGGAGACAAAACCGGCACAGTCATGATTGGAGTTAAGGCTATCAAAAAAGAATGCCTTTCCATCTGTCACATGCTTGAGCAAGGAAGACTCAACAGGTTTTGTCAAGTATCCTATATAGTTGTTTTCTGGATGTTCCAGAAGTTTCTCACTTTCGTAAGAAGCCACCTTCAGATAGAAGGTGTACAAAGACAGTCTCCACGGAGAATCCTGCCAACTCTTATCCCCAACAACAACCAGAGTTTTCTTATCGTTGGTCTCATACACTTTGGTCAGTTGGGTAATACCAGCCTGTTTTTCTTTCTCATGCAGGAATGCTTCTGCTTTTTCTTTGAAAATGTTTATTGCTTCTTTCCCCTCAGGGAACTTCAAAGAGAGCTTGACAGCATCCAGATCATAGGGGTTTTTCTTGTAGTTGTAATTAAACCCCCAGATACCAACAGCCCTATTTTTTACACGACTGAAGATACAGTCACCGAGGAAATCCCTGCATTTGGCAGGCATAGTTATCTGCTTGAACTCTGGAGAATTTCCAGTAACAAAAGCAAACTTGATGTCAAGTGACTGAAAAATCTCAGCCAACTTAAGGTTATCCTCATATGGTACAAGAGTTACTTGTGTCATTCTTTTTCTCCTAGCAAAAGCTTGGTCATTACTTTATTCTTCTTTCTTTCACAGAGGGTAACAAAGCCTGTGTTACAGTGAATATCCTCATAAGTCTCTCCAGTTACTACCTCTTCATTGAAATCCTTTACTTTTTCAAGAAGTTTCTTTTTATTCTTTCTGAAAAGTTCCTGATAATGCCCATCAGAATACTTGTATCCTTCATCAGGAGCATCCTCAAAATGGTCTTCAACAAGCATCTTCACAAAGAAACTGTACAGAGAAATCTTCCACATGGTGGAGTACCATGCTTTATCAGGTATACATAGAATACCATATAGATTCTTTTCTTTGTTATTTATACACAAAAGTTCTGTTCTTGCAACACCTGCTTCATCTTCAATAGCATGAAGTTTGGGAAGATTTTTTTCAACCTGTTTCATAGTACTTCCACTTATGCCCTTTTTGTCGTACTGACCAGCACCCATGAAAATACCAATCTTGGTGTATTTACTGAAATCATCCTCAAGAAAAATTGCTACATTCAAATCTTTCTTATACTTCTTGTTCCTGTGCAAATAATTCCATGCACACACTAAATAGCTTCTGCAATTAGAAGCCATATTAATACACTCCCATTTGGGTTCTTCTTTAGTGCCAGCCCAGGCCATACTTTGAAAACCAATTCCCCAACCAAAATCAGTACAACTAAGAGTAACTTCCATTTACAGAACCTCCTTCTCCAACAATTTCAATAGAGGGCCTTCTGTTTCTTCCAGAAGAACAGCACCACTGTTTACCTCCAGCAATTTTGCAACACCCTTGTTGTTTACCAGAATGTCCATACCATACAGATCAATTCCGATATTGGCAGAGATGGACTGAATCATCTCATTCACTTGTCGATGTTCACCTGTGACTTCCATGTGCTTGAAATCGAAGTAACCTTCTTCTTCAACTTTCTTATACACAGAGAGAATCTTTCCCTTGTACACATTCACACGTACTTCATGATCGTGAGGGAAATAACGTGACCACCACGTAGCAGGAGAATCATTGAACCCCTCCAGAGTGTAGGCAATGTTAGTACCCTCACTCTTCATACCTGTTTGAGATTCACGACATACAACTGCCTTGTCTTTCTTCAACCATTCCTTGGCAACTTCGGGGTCTTTTGTCCATTCCACACCATGAGCCACCCGCTTCAATGTGGAAATCTTATTCACACAAATCTTGACCGCCGTCGGTGGATTGATAACCTTTTTGAACTCACCACCATTGGAACTACCGTAGTTAATAACCAAGTCGTACTTACTCCAGTCATAACCATCTGCATGGTGGTAGTCTGCACCTATGAGACTCGCAAGCCTCTTAGCGGAAGCACTTGTACAGTTGGGACTGATTACAGCAACACGTTTTGTCATTTTAGCAATACCCCATTTCTTCTGCCATTTTTGGATTATTGGAAAACGCTGTATAGCAGGGGTCACAGAGGGGTTTTCCTTTGAAGATGGTAACAAGCTCACGAGGTGTTTCCTCAGAGCATACATCACATTTGATAAGAGCGTGTGGGTCATTGGCTACTCCGTTTTTGTTACACCATTTGGTTAAGGCAGCTTCTGCAACTGCATCATTGAGAGTTGGAAAAAGATCAACAGCGGTAACACCTGTAAGGTTATATGACACCCTACTACCCTTTATCCTTGTTGAAATTACAGAGCCTTCAAGCAGGTCATTCTTGGCCAATTCAGCCAAGAAGCCATGATTTGGCCCATATACCCTGATTTCTGTGTCAGGTTCATTGTACACTTTTCCAAGCAAAAAGTACATTTCTTTCGTTTGGTCGAAGACAATGCTGGAGGACAAATCATTTCCAGCAAGCCTATCTGGTGCAAATTTAATAGACTCCCCAAACACCCGCATTGGGGGGATTGCCTTCTTCTGAACAAAAGGGATTACTTTACCTCCAGCCTTTTGTTGTGCTCTTTTCTCCTTTTTCTGCCTCTTGTACTCTTCACGCCTGGAACTAAAGGAACCAGTGTCCGTTTTCGCTCCAGTCATCGGAAAAAAACCAGACACCTTATACATCTTCTCCGGCATATATTCCACCTTTTTTGTGGTATACGTTGCCATATCATCAATGTCAAAGGTGTACAGAGTTTCTGTTTCCAATTGGAATGCCTTAACAATCTTCTGATTGTGTCGTTCAGCCATCCACAGGCCAAGACCGAGTTCGGAAGAGATAATCCAAACTTTTTCTGTCTCTACCAAATGGAGAGGACGCTCATAATTCCTCGCCATGTTGATGGTATTGTTGAGTTCATCCACCCAAACGAGGGCAAAAGCACCATCAATCTCTTTCAACGTCGCCTCTGCTCCGTTGATCGCCATGTGAGAACAGATTGCGTGACTATCCACAACCGCTTTGTTGTCCAAGTTCTTGTGAGACCACAAAGTACCATTGTGAACAAGAGTAATAGCACCCTCGTTGAAGGGATGTGTATTTGCCCAAACCTTTTCACCCTTTGTTGCTGCTCTGTTGTGACCAATGAGGAAGTGACCCTTCTTTGCTACCTCTTCCATAGCATTTTTGAAGTTGTCTTGTGACATGAAACCTCCAGCACCAAATGGGGCTTTCAAGTACTTGATGCCCTTATCAATGTCGAAGATTACTCCAGTACCATCTGTACCACGAACTTGGTCAACAAGAAGGAGTTGCTTGAACAAGTCAACTTCCACCTTGAACATACCAATTTTTGCTTTTGCCAATACACCAACTATGCCACACATGCGTTGTCTCCTTTGTATCCCATAGGGATTTCAATTTCAGTTTTTACCTTCTCTCCATTTTTAATCGGAAGAGTCATTTTAGCCATCAAAACCCCGTGTTCAACATCTTCCTTGAACGTGGGTTGAGACAACAGATGCACAGCCCAATCTTTGAACACTTCCGTCACCAAATGGTTATAACTAGAAGTTGTGTTCATTTTACCCAAGGACTTAACCAATTCCTGAGTGTCCATCTTTTTTGCGGAAATTTTGAGTCCCACAATCAAGTTAATCCACTCAATGATGTGTTCCACGTCCGTTGTGCCTGCCATGTGACGAAACTCAACAGTGCCAATCCTTGCACTTTCATCGTGAGAACCCCAAAGAGGTACAAGATTCAAGGCAAAGTATTTACTCCATCCCATTAATCGTACACCATCATGAGCATACAATTTGTTGATTTCCGCCTTGACTTTATCAATGTCCTCATGCAACGGAGAACAAAAGATATTATTCAGGCGTCCACCTGAAAAATGGAACAAACTGCGTTCAAAAATCAGATAAAGAAGAAGGAATCTGTACAACTCTTGGGATGTGAAGTCACGAGCATTCAAATGCACGTGGATACTACAACGAGGAGAAATGAGAGGAGGAGGCATACAAGCAAACAACCTCCGCAATTCCTGCTCAAGGTAGCACACACGTATAGGAACTGTAACAAACTCTTTTCCCTCCAACTTCAATGACCCGTCATGCTTCATTTCAAAGCTGCTCGGAATATTTGTGTTGAGTTTCACCTTTTCCAGTTCAATCTCAACTCCAACATATATAGTTGGGGCACGTACCGCCAATGACCCTCTCAAGCCCTCGTATTTGCTCAAATTTGCATAAACATATATCTCAGACATTTTGTGGTCAGGGGTAGTAACATCTTTTTTGGGCTGTGCGTCCATTGCATCTGCTGTTGAAAAAATGTAGTCTATCGCCATTTTAGCTGTCCCTTATCCAGTCAATCAGTTCTTGATGAACAATTGGATTTGTGCAGACTATCATCTTTGAGTTCTTCACAAACCCTACCTTGGAATCCATAAAACATACATTTCTTTTTTCATCAACCCAAAACTCCTTTCTTGAGTTAGGGTCTAAATCTCGTAGGTCAAATGATGTCTCAGGAAAATCAACCCTGTAAAAGTCAGTACAAAAACTCTTTTTCCATTGCCTGACTGCTATTCTAGTAAGCAACACATGTAATGAGGAGTCCTTCTTGAAGTAGACCCCCGTTCTGGGAATCCAAACATCTAGGGATGTAACATCTTTGTTCTTCAGAGTCACATTTGTTCCATTAGCTTTTACGATAATCAACCACGTAAAGTCGGCCTCTGCCACGAACTCAAGCTTTCCGTTCACCAACATCCACGTGCGACCCAACTTACCTGGAATTTCCTTCTCACAGTGTGTTGGTGGTAAATCCAACACCTTCGTCCACAATTCCGTCAATCCCATTTCTTCTCCTTTACCAATGATGTGTTTTGACCAAGGCTTGCAAAACCTCATTGTGTTGTTTCTTGGTCTGCTTCTTTTTCTCTTGGACTTCAGCCAGCTTAACCTCAGCAGGAGCAACAGGATGACCGACTGTAACCTCTTCAATGTTCAACTGGTTTAACATTTGAAGTTGAAGGTTGATAATATCTGTCCAATAGTAATTTCCAGGGCTTAATGCTAATGTATAACCACTAAGCCCTTCTATTTTTTTGTGCCAATTTCCCCTTCGGAAGGAAGAGAAACACCATATTCCTTGAGAATGGCATGTGCTTGCTCCACGTTGCCGGTGTTGATGCACTCCTGAATAGCACCAGATTGCCCGATTGTCAGGTCGTTTCCATGACCCTTACGCGCCCACAACATCGCATCATGGGTGTTTTGGTACACCCATGCTGTGAGTTCGGGGTCAAACATCCAGAAGTTGGACAGCACCCGGTACTCGAAGCCATAGGGTTTGGGACGCATTGCTCCAGCTTTGCCATAGAGTTCGCGTCGAGCGACAGATGCAGGGGAGTTGTCGAGAATGACAGAGGGAACACCGAGGAACAAGTCCATAGCACGGATGCCAAGAATCATGTCCACCTTATCCGTGCCAACGTGGATGTGCCCACCAGCGGTGCGGAGATTGGGGTCAACAGCTTTGGGTTTGCGATTCTCCATCTTTGTCCACGCATTGTAGTCCGGCTCACAGCCGAACACCTTTGCCTGTTCAGATTGCAGTTGGTCGTCGTCGAAGTGGATGGAGGATTCCTTAGAAACGACCAAATCCAGGCCGCCAAGAATCTTGCCCACTTCATTTCCCATCTCTGAGATGTAGGTACAAAAAGCCGCACCAAGAACAGTAGCGGGAATATTGTACTCCAGAGACACGTTATCCTCTTGAACCATGAAACCTTTTTTCATGTCAGGGAGTTGACGTGGCTTTTGTTTCGTGCCACCAATCAAACCACACAGGGCAATTGCCTTACCGTCCTTGTTACGGGCGAATACTTCCACATCCGAACCGATTGTGAATTCCATCATTTTGCTCCTTTTGCTTTGGATTGTTTCTCAGCTACTTGGGTTCTACCACAAACAGTGCAACGATTCACAAGGGGGAAACCCTTTGTTGAAGTCGTAAACACACGATTTCCTTTGCCATACACATAATCTTGAAATGGATGGGTGCATGTGCATTTGATTGTATCGGCCATTTTTTACTCCTTATTAGTAAATGTTGAAAACGTTTTCCAGGCCCGTGTATTGTTTCACAATAGCGTCAATCCATACACGGAAAGGACTGTTGCTACTTTCCCATTCAGGGTGGGGTTGGATGGCGAGGCACTTCGTTTTCGGGAACCAAACCACTTCGGGTGCGGCTTCCAGGATGTGCTTCCCGTTGTCCTCATCATACACAGGTGTGTAGAAAGGACACCATGCAATGACCTTGTATTCTTCTTCTGGCACGGTATCGAGCCGCATGATTTGGTGATGCCCAGCCGCTGCCGATTTGAGGAAGCCATGCTTGAAATTCAGGCCGTGAGATTCATCATGATGGTCACTGTGTTGCCACAGTTCACCTCCGTTAGCCACACAGATCAACTGTGCGCCACGGCAGATACCAATGATGGGCAATCCCTTGTCCTGATACTCCGCGATTGCGAGAAGTTCACGCTCATCACGGGCTACATTGGGTGGTTGTGCGAGGTAGTGACGTTTCTTTCCATAGCGGCGTGAATCCACATCCACACCACCTTCCAGCAACAAAAACTGGTCTGTTTGAATCATGTCTATTTCACCAGATAGAGGGCCGGTTTTGCCGGAACTTCCTTCTGTTCCACAGGAGCCACAGCAACCAGCGGTGGCAGCGACTTTGTGATGTGTTCCAGCACTTCTTTGACCACGTTCTTGGTCAGGTGCTTGCCATTCACGAATTGCAAATGACCGACCTTGTTGTTCCAGCGCACACGGGTATGGTTCTTCCATCCGTTGCCAGTGAACACATCGTACATTCCGAACGTACCTGCTTTGAGAATCTTGGGCATGACTACCTCCTTAGAAATACAGATTGGAAATCAGAATCCCATACTCAGCAAAGAGCATGAACAACATTACGAGAACGTGTTTCATTGCACCAATTCCTCCATCAGTTTAAAGCGTTTCTCTGGGTAATACTGTTTGATGCGAGCATTCACCATTTTTTCACAGTCTTTCCATCCATCAGTACGCCCCTTCCAGTACTCATTATTCAATTGTATCCTGAAGGAAACGTATTGAATTACAAGCAACACAGCCAGAACTGCAACTATGATTACCATTACTTTATCCTCATCTTCAGTTGTATGGCTACCACAACAGTGGGTAACCAAGTGATGTTAAAACCAGTTTCCTCTCCATCACAGGAGATAAGAAACCCCCCGATGGGTGTTGCAGGAAATCTATCTGCATAACCCGTCGCCATTCCAGCCATACCACCAGCCTTCCAGCATCCAGTTTGCACTGGCCTCCATGCGTACACACCGTAGTTGGTGTGCTTGTTTAGACTGTTACGATATTCACCAACGATAACGCTTTCGCTTTCGTTGTAATCGTACTCCAGGCCGAGACCAGTGTTGTTATCCCTATACTTGGCATGAGTCTGCCCCATAGGGTTCCATTCTTCTGTGGCTTGGTCATTGTTGTGCCTTGACCACATACCTGTGGTAAACCAAACTGCCGTTTCATCCTTCTGTTCCACCGCCCCTGTTTCCCTGCAATGGGTAAGCAGGCCAGCCAAAACAATCCAAGCAACAATTGCAAGAGCAAGTTCTTTCATATCAATTCCCTCCACCATTTGTAAAGATCACGATAAACAATCTGCACAGCAGCTATGGGTGAAATGTACTCTTTGCCACGGTGCATTCCGAATAACCAAAGAACCAGCACAAGTAATGGAGAAAACAAATAGAGAACAAGCATAATAATCATTCCCCTATCGTCAATCTTCCTTTTGCTAGTCCCATTGTGATGCTTGTTATATCCTTTCATTACTTTCTCCTCAAATCCCTCATGAACTCTTCACGCAAGGTTTTGCTGATTGCCAACATAATGATGAACACAGCAATAGAGAATGCCCCTATTATCAGTAGCAAGAGGAAGAAAGGGGCTATTGCTTCAATGAGTTTGTCCATGATTTATCCAATCGTTACACGTCTACAAACATGGGCTGGGAGCTTTGCTTGAATCTGTGTCTTTACACAGTCAGCAATTTCCCCCCGTTCTTTAAATGGAATTCTTTGTTGCTCACGCAACTGACTTGTAGCAATTCTTGGCGCTGGATTATACCCCATAGCGAGGTACTCAATGCAGCAAATTGCCATGATGAAATAGAGAACTTTTTCCATGATGTTTCCTTTCACTACTGTTGAAAAAGAACTAATTGTGAATAACAGAGGATAACTTCTGCTATCCCCTGCTATTGGCGATTACTTCTTGTTGCTTCCAGGGCAACGGTAGCCGTCAGACCCACGATGACCGTCCGCGATTTTCTGCTGGCCAATCATGCGGTGGTATTCATGGCGACGAGCATCCAGGCGGGCTTGCACTTTACGTCCTTTTTTCATGTTGTTCTCCTTGAACTAACAACGAACCCAACTACCTGTTGGTGAGGTTTTGATGTACATGAGACCAAACCATCGTCTCTTTTGGAAGTACATTACTTCCCTTCCTTCACCACGGCGTTGACAAACGCCATCTGAATTTGGGATGCACCAACCAAACGCTTGGCCTTTGCAATCGTGCTGTAGCCACGAGGCAATGGCTGGGAATGATAGATGCGAAGAGGCTGATTCTCAGCCACCTTTGTTATTACATCAACGATTGTTGCCATGACACACCTTCCTTTCTCTACGGTTGAACAACTGAAAGATATTTGTTAATGTCCTTTAGTTGTCCCCCTTCCGAAGAAGGGGAATAGTATATAAGTGTTTGGGTTATATGGTTGTAGTGTATAGCTTGCGCTACATGATGGTCTCCATTGGTTAATACCACGTCCCCAGGCTTCTGGTAGAAATCAATATGACCGACCCTACATTTAATAGATTAATCGGCCTTCCTGATAGTAAGTCTTATAAGCATTCACCCTATTCAAGGCACGGCGTTTTGCCCTACGCCTTTTGTTTCTTTCGGCAATCTTTGTCTTTGTCATGGTATCACCTCACAACATTGGGTCAGTCTTTGCACGTTCCAGGAGCATCTTTGTTTCACGCTCCAGCAAGGCAATCTGAATTTTAACCGGAAGATTCTTTCTCTTTTCCAGGATTACGTTGAACATGATAGCCTCCATTGCTACGTTGATAAATGGAAGGGGGCTATTGCTAACCCCCTTAGGTTTACCTTACGCCGCTGCCGGTGCTTGTTGTGCCGCGATTGCTGCCGCTGCCGCTGCGCCTGCTGCTGCTTTGTGCTTGGCAAGAAGGGCACTCACCTCTTCCACCACTTCGGGTGAAATGATTTCCACTTCCACGCCTGCCGCCGCCTTTTCCTTGGCCGTTGTCAGGCGATTGACGATTGCCTGCAACATGCTCAAGCCGTTGAACTTGAAGACGTGGTGCGTCTGTTCCGTTAGTTCCCAGTAGGGAGTAGCTTCAGCTTCAGTCAACATCGCTTCGATTGTCTCCGCGTTAATGTCACGCCGCGCACGGTAGACCAGCTTTCCGGCCTTCATGCCCAACTTCCCGTAGTGACACAACCACTTTTCCACACGGGCGGCGTCATGCTTCTTGCCCATTGCTTCGAGCAAGCGAACAGCGAAGCCATCATTGCCGTGCGTGTTCACCTGTTCCAGGGCGAACATGCCCGCATTGTGGATGTATTGCGCCAGTGCCTCACCGCTTTTCTTGATTGCAACAAGGGTGGAGTTAAAACCTTTTTCATTCTGAATTGCTTTCGCCATGATAGTACCTGCCTTTCTTTTTAGGTTGCGGATAATATATAGGGCTATCCGCTTGCCCCAAAAAGACCACTATTGCTAATGGCCTTTTCGTTAGTAGGGGTCTAGTTGCCGTCCGCTTTTCTGTCGTTGTCACAGTTTTAGCGGTCTAGGTTCCCCTAATCGTTTCCGTCATGGTTATTGGGGCTTTTAAAGTGGGGGTTTACCCCTGAGCCTTGTGCGTGCTGTATTACAGCGAACGCGCCAGTCGTAGCCGGATACACTTACACGTTGCCTAGTGGTAGAGAGTCTTATTGTCATTGCTCAATACTCCGGTGGTGTCGCCCTAGCTGTGGCCATTGTTTCAAGCCTTGCCCCCAGTTGCTGTGTTCCATCCAGGTTAGTGGTTACTCACTCACTCCGCTGGACATTGGCTATATTTTGGGGGTGTCGCCTTACGGGGCACACCTGTTCGCTTTGTTATGCAGTAGCGTGCTGCCTTCCGAGGATGACCGACTATCTCTAGTCATATCGGGTATAAGTCTATAGGGCTTATTGTCGTTAGTAGCCCGCGCATGCCTATATGGTACAGTGTTTGAGCATACATATCAGGGAAAGTTCCAGACTGTCCGTGAGTACACCCACACAAGGTAGGGTTTCAGATGCTGTAGACCTTCGCCCACTAATCACCGATGTCCTACCTTTGCACCCCAATAGAATGCAAGGCCCATGCCAATGTGCTCGGATAAATCCTCCCATCGTTCTAATTAACTGATTAATAAGGAATAAATCTACAACTATATTAGGAAAGACTAATAGAGTATATTAGAGGATGATTATATATATAGGTAGATAGTGCCGTAAAACGTCAGGTTGACTGACAATTTAGGTCACATGCAATGTAAATCATTGATTCTAATAGCCTGGATTGTGACGTTTATTGTCACCCATGCACTACTGTGTCATTATCCTATTGATAACTAACAGTTAAATCGCACGGAATGGTAATGAGTACGATACTATTAAATGTGGGGAATGTAATTTAGTATTGACACACCCAATAATTAATCAACTAATGATTAATTCCTGTCCGAATGTTCTAATATAATTGAATTCTAAAGCACGATTGCGAAGCAATGCGTTTGAAGGGGGAAGGGGGGATTGGGGTGTACTTATTGGGTTGCACTACACCCAAATAATTTCTCATAGAAATTCCCAGACTTCGGGAATTTTGACTAGAAATGTTAGAATATTGACACAATGATTCTGGGGAACGGAGAATTAATTCGAGTACCCCCTTGACAATATTGTGTTCGGGATATGAGACTATGATACATCCCTCACACAAATAGAGATAAAAAGGAGAAATATAAAATATATTATTATAACTTCTTGCGGTTATACTTTATTTATGCTATACTATAAGTATGTTTTGAATTAAATGAGAAACAAAACATTAATAGGGTTCACAAGAACCCGAACCCAATCTGAAACATAGGGGTTCAACAAAGAACCCCGTAATAAACATCTAAAGAAGTATAAATTAATAACATACTTCTAGTAGTACTCAAAGAGGGATAGTCTATTCCTTTCTCTCGAAAGTACTCATTTCTTACCGGAGAATTCTTTCTTGAAAAAAAGACCTTTTACTGTTTCTGAGGAACGGAGTGAAACGAGTACCTCCTACTCTTCGAGTTTCTTTATAGAGAATCCTTCTCTTATGAAGCAATGGCACTCTGTTCTGAAGGATGACAGGAATGTGGCTCGTACCACTTCCTTGTTCTTCGAGTCTAAGAGAGAAGCTGACCCACATCTTATTCCTATCTTTACTCTTAAAGATGAGGACTACACTACTGGTGGTGTAACTTACATTGCTCTCAAGCCTATCTATTTCTCTTACGACCATATCCCAAACTTTGAATATCAGTTTGCTCTTGATGTATTTGGTTCTTGGGAAATCTGGACAAAGCTTACACGCTCTTATATTCGTACCGAGTTCCAGTCTTGGCGTGACGAACTAGAAGTAAAGATTAAAGCTAACGCTATTCAAGCTATGATTAATGCTTCTAAGGAATCTGATGCTAAAGGTGTTCAGGCTGCTAAGTACCTCGCTGACAAGGGTTACGTCACTGAGAAGAAACGTGGGCGTCCCTCTAACGAGGATGTAGAACGCGAACGTAAACTCCAAGCAGAAGTCCGAGACACTCTGGCTGCTGATATGGAACGTCTTGGTCTTAAAGTAGCTAAATAAGAAAATAAACGCTTCTAGGGCCATTATAGAGCTTTCTAGGGGTATAGGAGAATATCATTCCGTACATGAAAAATGGAAAACGTGATTACCAAGCTGAGAAAACTTGGGACCATAAGCATAAAAACGGCCAACGCTTGAAAGATCGTGCAGAACGAAATGCTGCTCGTAAAGAACTTGGTCTTAAGGTTGGTGACCCCCGACAAGCAGACCATAAGAAAGAACTGGTAAAGGGTGGTAGTAATAGTAAGAAAAATCTTCGGGCTGTCTCTGCCAAGACGAATATGCACAAAGAAGCAGTACGTAAACAAAACGCAGCAAAACGAAAATAACTTAAGAGTGTTCGATCTAGAACACGATCTCATTTAAAGGAGCGGAACCGAGAGGTGAGCACCGGAGGAAATAAACATGTTTAAGCACATTAATGAACTAGAACTTACTAGTATTCGTACTGCAAAGAAAGGGGCTGCTGTAATTACAGATGGTCAAGTTCTTTTCACTATCTCTAACTCCCCAATTCTTGTCCATAAACTTATTGGTTACTGTGTAACAGCAAATGATGCTACCGCCTCAACTGTCACCTTCAATGCCGATGGTACTCTTGGGGCGTCTACTGCAATCACTGGTACTAGTGCTTCTTTGGCAAGTGCAACAGCAGGTACTGCAATTATTTGTTCACTAGCTACAGCAGCTACTGTTCCGGCTGTTGTCGCAAGTGGTGTAGGTATAGCAGCACATTCTACTAAAACACTAGTACCGCCAGGTGTTATTAATGTTACTGTGGCGGTTGGTTCTACTACTGGTACATGGGAATGGTATCTTCAATATGAACCGTTGGCTCAAGATGCTGTGGTGTCCTAATTATGGCTAAACTTACTCTATCAAACATAACTTCTGGTTTTGAATCAAATACAACTCAGAATGCTAACAATGATTTAATTGAACTTGCTTTAGAGAATACTCTGAGTAGGGATGGTACATCTCCGAATCAGATGGGTGCCAATCTGGATATGAATGGCTTTATGATTCTTAATCAGGCCAATCCTATAGCTATCTCGGGTTTCACCTGGGAAGGTCCATGGATTACTGCACAAGCCTACTCTATTGGAGATATTATAGAATCGAATGGAACAGCATATATAGCTATTGTTGCTCATACTTCTGGAGTTTTTCTTACTGATCTTGGGTCTAATTATTGGCAAACCCTGGTAACTACAGCAGGGATACCTTCGCAAATAGGGCAAGCAAATAAATTTCTACAGACAGATGGTGCAGCAACTTCTTGGCAAGTACCTGATGCTTCTGAAGTATCCTTTACACAATCCGGCACTGGTGGTGTAGCAACTACTGTACTGGAAAAGTTGAAACAACGGAAACACATATTTGATTTTATGACATCAGCAGAGATTGCTGATGTAGTTGCTGGTACCCTCTTGACTGATGTAACTGCAAAAATCCAAGCAGCTATAGATGCTGTTACTTCTCTTGGAGGTATTGTTGAATTTGGTGCAGGTAGTTATCTAATTTCTTCTACTTTAATTCTTCCTTCTAAAGTGTATCTACTTGGACAAGGTTCATCTAATACTAAGATTTGGTTGGCAAATGCTTCCAATTGCACTATGTTGGAAACCACAGGATTTAATACATTAACTCTACAAAATAAATGGCTCATTTCTGAAAATGTACCCTATGGTTTTGGTTTTGATGGTATTACCTTTGATGGTAACAGAGCTAATCAAACCGCTGGTAATGGGGTATCCATTTATGGCAAAGGGTACCATATTGGTTTTGATGTTAAAATTGTCAATGCTAAAGAGATAGGTTTCTACTCAGAGTGTGCCTTTAAAGGGGGACAAGTTGTAGAACAGGATATGCCTGAAGGTAATATAGGCAAAGTTCAAGTCTATATGTCTGGTAAAGAGGGCTTTGTCTATCGTGGTCCACATGACCAAACCATTCATGAAGTGTTTGTATCTCAGGCTGGACAAGATGGTGTCTATGATGGTGTAGCATTTGAAGCACAAACAAATATCTATCAAGGTGCTACATACATTACTGGTCAAATCCACTCTTATGCTTGTACAGGGCGTGGCATTTCTGTTAGATGTTTCTTACCAGCAGCAAACTGTCTTACTGGGGAAAATAATGATAGAGATGGAGTTGTTTTTGAGGCCGCAGGAGAAACTGTGGGTATGATAGGAAGTCTATTTAGTAACATAGACTTTGTAGAAGCATACGGTAATGACAACAATGACACTGGTTTATATTGGGGTATTCGTTGTTCTGGAGCAAGTAATCAACTAACCAGTCTTCGTGCCTCATGTGCTGGACAATCAGCCGGTGGTGTATATATCTCTGGTAACTTAAACACTGTAGGTGGTGGTACTGTTACTGGAGTGAATGCTATCGCAGATGGTACAGGACTTAAAGTAGATGGTAACTATCAAAAAGTAAAACTCATTATTGAAAACTTTGATAGTGGTATCAATACTGTAGGATTACACACAAGTGGTTGTGGCTATTCTACTATTGATGTTACACTGTTTAATTGTGCAGTAACAGGCTGGCTCAATAGCGGTGCTTCTACAAATAATCTGTACACAGTCAGTGGCTTTTCTACAGCAGGAACTCCTTTTAGTCAGACTGGTTCTTTTTCTGTAACTGATAATTTTAATATTACTTTGAATTATGCAGGGACACCTTATCTCTCAAGATACAATGATAGTGTTCAAAAAGGTATTTTGCAACCAAATACTTCAGTAACTGTCACTCATAATGGATTTAAGATTCCTGGACCCGGGGATATAACTATAACTCCAGATGAAAACTGGTGTGTATTGTCTACTGGTGTAGCACGTAATTGGTGGATTAGTAACATTACAGCAACGACATTTAACGTAAATGTGAATACAGCAGTTGAAGTAGCAGAGACTTCTCTACTTTTCCATTGGAAACTTAATATCTAATGTCTGAAAAATACGGCCTCATTCGAGAGAGTGCAGAAGCTTCACTAGAAGTATTTATCCGATTGGTGGCCCCCCACATGCTTTTGGGGGCCATCCATCAGGAACTAATACAATGGTGGAATAGACAAGATGCAAAACCTAATCAACTTGTTCTGCTTCCTCGTGGTCACTTAAAAAGTAAACTAGTGGCATACAGAGTTGCTTGGTGGATTACAAAACATCCTGAAACCACAATTCTCTATGTATCTGCTACAGCAGACTTGGCTGAGAAACAACTCTTCCAGATTAAACAGATTCTGGATAATCCAATCTACAAGAGATATTGGCCTAGTATGCTCAATCCCGATATAGGTAAAAGAGAACGTTGGGCTGTAGAAGAAATTGCTATAGATCATCCACAAAGAAAATTAGAAGGTGTGCGTGACCCCACCTGTAAAGCTTGTGGTCTTAAGATGAACACCACAGGCTTCCACGCAGACGTTGTTGTTTTGGATGACATCGTAGTTCCTGCTAATGCTTACACGGAAGAGGGTAGAGATACGGTTGCCGCTGCATACTCTCAGCTTGCTTCTATTGAGAATCCAGAGGCTCTAGAATGGGTAGTTGGTACTCGCTATCATCCTCGTGATATTTATGATACTATGATTAACATGAAGGCGGAAATTTTTGATGATGATGGTAATATAGTAGAAGAGGATGAATTGTATGAACTATTCCAACGAGTTGTAGAAACAGAAGGAGAGTTCCTATGGCCTCGTCAATCTCGTGCTGATGGTAAGAAGTTTGGTTTTGATGAACGAGTTCTTTCTGTTATCAAAGGAAAATACGTTGACCAAATACAATTCTTCAGCCAATACTACAATAATCCTAACACAGCAGATACCGCAAGGATTTCAGCAGAGAAGTTTCAATACTATGAAAGAAATCTCCTCAAGAATCTGGAAGGAGATTGGTATATCAAGGATAGGAAACTATCTGTCTATGCTGCAATTGACTTTGCTTTTTCTCTTGCTAAAAAAGCAGACAGTACTGCAATTGTAGTTGTTGGTGTGGACCATTTGGGTAATTTCTATGTTCTGGATATTGATAGATTCAAGACATCTAGGATCGTAGATTACTACAACCATATTGTAACTGCCCAACAGAAATGGGGTTTCAGAAAGATTCGCGCTGAAATCAATGTAGCACAAAAGGCTGTTGTAGAGGAACTGAAATCCTCCTACATCAAACCAAACGGTCTTCCTCTGTCTATTGATGAACACAATCCCAATAGGCACCAAGGAGACAAAGAAGAACGCATGGCAGCAGTACTTGAACCTAAGTATGACAACCTGCAAGTATGGCATTACAAAGGAGGCAATTGCCAACTTCTTGAAGAGGAACTTGTAATGGCACATCCTCCTCATGATGACATTAAAGATAGTTTGGCAAATGCTATTAGTATTGCTATCATCCCGAAACAACGGAATGCACTGGCAACTGTAAGTAATATCTCAATCCATCCTAGATTTGGTGGAGTTTTTTGACTAGGGCTTGTCGTTGTAATTTAGGATTAGGGCTTTTCAGAGATAACAGCCTATTTCTTTTTAACGCTATTACTTATTTAGGAGAATAATATGGCTGGGCGTATAGCTCAAATCCAAGCAGCATCCACACCAGATACACTTGCAAAGCAACTATCTGAATTGTACAATCAATGGTGGATTCAACGTGGTCCAAAGGAAGAGGAGTGGAAAGAACTCCGTAACTATCTTTTTGCTACTGATACCACTAAGACTACAAACAGTAAAGCTCCTTGGAAGAATAAAACCACATTGCCCAAACTCACCCAAATTAGGGATAACCTTCATGCTAACTACATGGATGCCTTGTTTCCTAATGATGACTGGTTGAAATGGGAAGGCTACACTCGTACTGATGTAGTCAAAAAGAAAAGGTTGGCTATTGAAGCCTACATGAAAAACAAACTCCGCGAGAGTGGGTTTAGAGAACTTATCTCTAAATGTTTATATGACTACATCGATTATGGCAATGTTTTTGCTGAAGCTATTTGGGTAGAGGAAAAGACAAAAGACCCCTCTTCAGGTGAAATGGTTGATATTTATACAGGCCCAAAAGCTTTGCGTATTTCTCCTCATGACCATGTATTTAATCCTGTAGCAGCTTCTTATGCTAAGTCTCCCAAGTTTACTCGTTACATGAAATCTCTTGGAGAACTGAAGAAGGAAGTCCTCTATAGGACAGACTTGAATTTTGATAATGCAGTTTTTGAGAAGATTGTATCTCTGCGTAAACAGATGTCTGATTTTAGACTGGAAGACATCGCAAAGGCGGAGGGTTATTTTATTGATGGCTTTGGTTCTCTTAAAGAATACTATCAATCTGGTTTGGTAGAGCTTATTGAATTTGAAGGTGATGTCTTTGACATGGATACCGGAGAACTCAAAGAGAATCGTATCATCACTATTGCAGATCGTAAATTTATCCTACGAGATATTGCTAATCCAAGTTGGTTAGGACAAGATAATAAAGTTAATGTTTGTTGGAGAGAGCGTCCTGATAATCTCTATGGTATGGGTCCGCTTGATAATCTGGTTGGTCTTCAGTATCGTCTTGACCATCTAGAAAACAACAAAGCAGATGCAATGGACCTGACTATCCATCCTCCCAAGGTGATTAAGGGTGATGTAGAACCTTTTGATTGGGCACCTGGTGTTGATATTCATGTACCAGAAGATGGTGATGTACAACAACTTGCTCCTAATGCTGCGGCTTTCCAAGTCAATAACGAGATTGGTTATTTGCTGCAAATTATGGAGGAAATGGCAGGAGCACCCAAAGAAGCTATGGGTATTCGTACTCCTGGAGAAAAGACAGCATTTGAAGTTCAACAACTACAAAATGCTGCAAGTCGTATCTTCCAGAACAAGATTAATAAGTTTGAAATTGAGTTCTTGGAACCGCTCATCAATAAGATGCTGGAACTTGCCAAACGTCACATGGATGTTAAAGATGTAGCACGAATCATTGACAATGATTTGGGAGTGACTGCCTTTATTGAAATTACAAAAGAAGATATTACCTCTAAAGGGGTTCTTCGTCCTATTGGTGCTCGTCATTATGCTGCACGTGCTCAATTGATGCAGAATCTGGTTGGAATCTTCAATAGTCCTGTTGGACAGATTATTATGCCTCATGTTTCTGGTAAAGAACTTTCTAAGATGGTTGAAGAATATATGGGTTTTGAGAAGTTTAAGTTCATCAAAGATAATGCTGCTGTCTTTGAAGGAAAGGAAACCCAACGCCTTATGAATCAGGCACAAGGCACACTTGAAGGTGAAACTGCAACACCTGTAGAAGAAAATATGATGACAACTGCAAAAAGTGCTTGACAAGAATCATTTTTTCTGGTATAATAGTAAGTATGTTAAATAAATTAAAAGAAAAAGATACTTCTAAATTAACAAAAGAAGAAGTCTATGACTTCCTTATTAAGTATTTAGAAGAACAAATATCTCTTTCTGAAAGAACTACAAGAAACGAAGAATCATTTGACACCCCTAATTGGGCTTTGCATCAAGCGTATCATGTTGGTATGCAAAAAGCTTTCACTAGAGTTAAAGAACTAATCCCCTTGACAAAAGGTAAAAATAATGACTGATTCAACTCCGTTCTCGGCGACCACCGATGACACAGTAACACCCCCAGCGAATACTACTACTCTCCCACCGGAAGTATCTGAATTGGTTGGACAAGGCAAGAAATATGCAACTGTTGATGATGCTTTGAAATCTGTACCTCACGCTCAAAATCATATCAAAACTCTCACAGAAGAGTTACAAGCAGCGAAGGCAGAATTGGAAAAGCGTAAAACTGCAGAGCAACTTCTTGAAGAAATTAAGTCTGGAATCAAGCCTACAGAGATACCCTCTACTAGTCCTATTACACCAGATATAGTAGCGCAGTTGATTAAGCAGACTCTTTCTGAGCAACAACAAGAAACAGTAGCTGCTAAAAATGTTGAACAAGTAACCACTACTTTTTCAGCCAAATATGGTGACAAAGCCGAAGAGGTTTACATCGAATTGGCGAAACAAACTGGTTTGACTGTGCAACAACTAAATCTGCTGTCCAAAACTTCTCCTGCTGCTGTTTTGAAGCTTGCAGGACTTTCAGATAGCAAGCCTCCAGTTGCTGGAAAACTTGATTCTTCTGTGAATACAGAAAATTTCCAAAGGCAACAGGATACTTCTACTCTGTCAGCAAAGGTTAGATCGGGTGCTTCTACAAAGGACTTGGTTAATTCCTGGAAGATTGCTGGACAGAAAGTAGGTAAACCCTCTTAATAAGGACTATAAAAAATGTCTCAAACTACTCAAAATACTACGGCTTTTATCGAAGCCCAACAGTATTCTCAGTTCATTCTCGATAACCTGCCGGATTATCTTCTGCCAGAAGGCATGTGGCGTGATGTATCGGACTTCGGTTCTGGTACTACGCTGAATATTAAAACCGTTGGTGCGGTAACCATTCAGGATGCGGCTGAGGATACTCCTCTGGCGTTCACCCCGATTGATACCAACACTATCACTCTGACTATCACTGACTATGTTGGTGATGCTTGGAAGGTCACTGATGACCTGCGTGAAGATGGTTCTCAAGTTGATACTCTGATGGCTATGCGTGCGATGGAATCCACTCGCGCTCTGGCTCAACATCATGAGTCTCGTTTGTTCTCTGTGGCCAATCTGGCACAAACCAATGCAAACGTGAACTTGGTGAATGGTCGTCCTCACCGTTGGATTGGTGGTGGTGCTGGTGTTACTACTCGCACTATGTCGTTGACTGACTTCATTGCTATGAAGTTGGCTTTTGACAAAGCAAACGTCCCCGCTGGTGGCCGTATTGCTGTGGTTGACCCGATTGTTGAAGCTTCTATCAACTCTCTGACCAATCTGGTTAACGTGTCCAACAACCCGATGTTTGAAGGCATTGTGACTGAAGGTTTTGCTCGTGACCATAAGTTCGTTAAGAACATCTTTGGTTTCGACGTTTACACTTCTAATCACCTGCCGGTTAAGACTGCTACTGAAGCAATCAATGCGTCTTCGTACAATCTGGCTAATACCACTGCACAAATTGGTGACGTAGCTAACGTCTTCATGTCTGTAACTGATGACTCTACTAAACCGATTATGCACGCATGGCGTCGCGCTCCTAAGACCGAAGGTTGGCGTGAATCCGAACTCCGTAGCGATATGTTCCAAGTGACTTCTCGTTTCGGTTTCGGTGCTCAACGTGTTGATACGCTTGGTGTTATTCTGACCAGCGCCTCGGCATACTAATTCTAGGTAAAGGAGAAAAAAATGTCTTTGGAAAACTCTAATGGTCTCGGTGTTCTGACTCACTACGGTGTGCGTACTGTTGACCCGAAACATGGTGGTGAAATGTGTGATGAGGTCATCAAGACTGTCCAGTGGACTTTCTCGTACAATGACCTCCCCGCAGGTGCCACTACCAAACTTGGTTATAGCATCCCTGCCAACTCTACCATCTTGATGGCTAAGTTGCAGATTATTGATGCCTTTACCTCTACTTCTACCACCACTGACCTCACGGTTGGTCTGGAACAAGCAGATGGTACTGACATCGATCTGGATGGTCTGATTACGGCGGCTCAAGCCACCCAAACTACTATTGCAGTTGTCAACTCTGTTATCGATGGTGCTTCCGGTACTCCGGCTGCTCTGATTGGTACTACGATTGGTACGGCTGCTGGTGAACTGGTGGTTACCCCGTCTGTTGCTGACCTGTTGACTGGTAAGGCTCGTCTGATTGTTCAATACATCCGTCGTGGTCTGTAAACGGTAACTCTGTTTCATTAACAACTATAAAGATGAAAGTCTTTAGGGGGGTAGGGGTTTCGCTCCTATCCCTCTTTTATTTCAAAGGAAACTAAAATGGCAAATCCTACTAAAGAAAACAGCCAACTGGCGGATAAAGTTGGTAAACCTCTGATTGGTTCTCAACAAACCAATGTACCTGTTGTTGTAGATGCACTTGATGGTGCTACTCTTACTGGTGATACTCTTACCACTAGTGCTACTCCGACAGTAGATGAATTGGAAGCTTGCGTTGGTGTTCTGGGTGGTAAAGTCAATGCAATCTTGGCAATTCTGTCTGCACATGGTTTGATGGCTGACTAATAGGAGTATAAAATGGCTGTACAGCACTCGGCAATTCCTGACGCGCAACTTCACCAGCCCAAAGGGGCTAGTACGGCTGCTGTCAATGAAACAATACATTCTGATGGGGCTGGTGCAACCACATGGGAAAAGGTATCCCCTCCGCATTTGGAGGGGATTACTGGTAATGGTAGTGTAGGGATGCACATTGATAGTGATGGGGCAGGTGGTTTCTCTATGGACTATCTACCACATGGTACAATATACTTTACTAATTATGCTGCTCCTTATGCACAAGCTTGGGCGGCTGCTTATGCAAAGATTGGTGTCACTACTACTGCTTCTGGTAGTCCAATAGGTTTCACAGAAACAACTACTAACCGTTTAACCTATACTGGTCCTACTCGTCCACACTTTAGGGTTCAATGGGCAATTTCTCTTGACCAAGCAACTGCTGGTAATCTAGATATTAGTGTTGCTGTTTATAAAAATGGAGCACTTGTTTCTGGTTCAGAAGGTACTTTTACATCTGTTCCAAATATTAAAGTTATGTTGTCAGGACTAACTGACGTTGATCTTGCAGTAACTGACTACATAGAACTATGGATTTGGAATCGTGGTGGTGCAGGTACAATTAATATCTATCACATGACTATGATGGTGTCGGAGGTTTAATATGGCTAAGATGACACTATTAGATATAGTACAAGATGTATTGTCTGATATGGAGAGTGATGAAGTCAATTCCATTAATGACACCACGGAATCTTTGGAAGTTGCTCAGATTGTTAAGTCTACTTATTACAATATCATTGATGGTAAGCATTGGCCTTGGTTGAAAGAACTGTTCCAGTTGACTGCTTTGTCAGATACAACTAAACCAACCCATATGCAGATTCCTGAAACTATTGAGGATATTGAATTCGTAAAGTATAATAAGCGTAAACTTGCTGATACACGAGATTTCTATTCCACTCTCAAGTATAAGACTCCTGAAGAGTTCTTGCTCATCCTTGAAAGACGGGATTCTTCTGCTTCTGATGTTCTTGTTGTTACTGATTATAGTAACACTAAATTGAATGTTTATACAGATAAAGCACCTGAATATTACACATCTTTTGATGATAACTATGTAGTATTTGATAGTTATGATTCTGCTATAGATACCACTCTGCAAACATCTAAAACCCAGTGTTATGGTCGCCGTCACCCCACTTGGACAATGGAGGACACCTTTACTCCTGACCTGCCAGTTCAGATGTTTAGTTATTTGCTTAATGAAGCCAAGGCTACGTGTTTCGCTACTCTTAAGCAAACAGTCAACCAGAAAGCGGAACAACATGCGATCTCGCAGAGGCGTCGTCAGAGCCAGGATGCCTGGAAACTTAACAAGGGTATTCGTTATCCTAATTATGGGAGAAAATAATGGCCTGTAAGAAGAAGAAAAAAAAGAAATGAACACTCAAGATACTTCCTTTGTGAACAAAGAGAAATACAGTAAGACAAAGAAGAAGAAACCTAATCCTAAAAAGAAACCTCAAAAATGAAAACCTTTGAAACACCCGCTGGTAAAAAGATTCAACTGAAGATTCAAGAGAACTCTCGTTTGATTAAGATAGAATTTGCTACTGGTGGTGAACTTCCCGTAGAACTTTCAGGTCTATTCACTACTGAACGAGAGGCATCTTTTGCAGTTATTCGTTATCTAGATTCTGTGAAGGACAAGAAACTTCCTAAAGAAAAAGAGTAATCATGGCAAAGGTAACCTCTGAAAAGAAATATGTCACCTTTGTAAAGGGACTTATTACTGAAGCCAATCCTCTTACCTTTCCAGAGAACGCCTCTCTGGATGAGGATAACTTCGACCTAAAAAGGGATGGTTCTCGTGAACGTCGCCTTGGTATTGACTATGAAGATGGATATACCTTAGTTAATACAGGGATTACTTCTGGTATTATGGCTGGAACCAAAACCTCTTTTCATCGTTGGGATTTTCCTGGGGGTTCTGCTGATGTAGTCATTGGTGTTATTCGTGCATATAATAAACTCTGGTTTGTAAATCTTCTTTCTCCCTCTCCTTCCTCCAATCTGTTAAATGGAGGTAATCCCATTACTATTTCCGGTCTTGCTAATGCGGAAATAGATACAGCAACAATTACAAATTATTTTGTTATTGCTTCTAGTGATCTTACTTGGCCTGTTCTTTTGTCTTATGACAAAACGACAGACACAGTATCACAGGAAGATTTCCCTATTCAAGTTAGAGATATTTGGGGAGTAGATGATGAATTAGAAATAAATAATAGACCGGCAAATTTACTTGCGAAACATGAGTATAATCTACGTAATCAGGGATGGTCTTCTCAAATTGAAGTTCCTACAGTAATATATGCTTCTTGGCAATTAAATCATGCCTATGTTATAGGTGATATAATTACTTATGGTGGAAAGTACTATACTTGTGTAATAGCACATACTTCTACATCAGACTCTCATAATTTTAATGGTGATATTGGTAATTGGTTAGAAGTAACTAATATAGATACATCGACAATTACACCTACTAGAGTATTCAAATACAGCTCTAACTCTTGGGATTATATAGACCAACAAGTATACTCTCCTATACTTGCATTAACAAGCACTAAAAATATACTTAATGTATACCCTAGCAATGCTGACATTTGGACATTAGGTAAAATAGGGGCATCCACTAGTACTAATTTTGAAAAATATGATGCTAATTCTCTAAAAAGAAACTCCATTGATAATACAGAAGCTCCTAAAGGGAGTTTCATTATTGATTTAAAGGCAAGAGGTTCTTCCAGAGGAATTCTTACTGGATTTACTACGTTGCCTTTGGATAGAGAAGAGGGGAATATTACTACTATTGCTGCTTATGCAGGAAGACTGTGTTACTCTGGTATAGCATCTAGTATTGTTGACAAAGATAGTAGGTCTCAAAATTTATCAGGTAGTGTTTTATTTTCTCAGATAATTGAGAACAAAAACTCTTTTGGTAAATGTTATCAAGAAGCTGACCCAACTTCTAGTGCTATTTCTGATCTTGTAGATACAGATGGTGGTATAATTCAAATCCCCGAAGCATCTAAAATTGTTAAACTCGTTTCTGTAAAAGACTCTTTGATTGTCTTTGCAGAGAATGGAATCTGGGAAATATTTGGAGATGCAGGTGGATTTAAAGCTACTAATTTTCAGATTTCTAAAATCTCTTCCACTGGAGTTTCCAGTCCACATTCGATTGTGGCGGCGGGAGCCTCTGTAGTCTATTGGGCTAAAGCTGGTATTTTCGCTTTAACTTCTAATCCTACTACCGGTAGATATGAGTCTCAAAGCCTTTCTTTGACAACTATCCAGACATACTACGAGGAACTCTCTGATCTAACTAAGAAGTATGCACGAGGTTTCTTTGATGAAAGAGAGAATCATATTCGTTGGATATATAATGATACTGCTGATTATGCAGAAGATGTGAATGTCAATTCGTATAATCGAATCTTAAACCTAGATATGACTTTACAGGCATTTTATAAGTACTCCATAAGTTCTCTTGGTACTAGTTCTCCTATAATTTCTTCTTTTGTAGATATTCCTCAGAATGTCTCTGGTACTGCTGTAGCAGATGTATATGTAGACAATGACCCTGTACTTTCAGTAACAGACCAAGTACAGATTAATGTATCCTCCACCACAGCGAGAACAAGTAGATACAATTTCCTTACCTTTGTTGGTTCTAGTTTTACTCTCAGTAAATTTAAAGAACCCTCCTTCATGGATTGGAAATCTGTTGATGGTGTAGGCGTAGACTATTCTAGTTATCTGATTACTGGCCATGAAGTGTTTGCTGACACAATGAGGACTAAACAAATTCCTTACATCTGGTTCTATTTCACTAGAACCGAATCTGGATTTGAATTGGATGATCTTGGAAATATTGTGGCAAAAACACAATCCTCTTGTCAAGTACAAGCAAGATGGAATTGGGCCAATAGTGATGTACAAGGAAAATGGGGAACTCAATTCCAAGCATACAGATACTTGCGTCCATATATTCCTTCTGGTCTTGCTGATACCTATGACACAGGAGATTCTGTAATCGTTACTAAGAATAAATTCAGGGGAAGTGGAAAATCAATTTCTATTAAATTCCAATCAGAACAAGGTAAAGACATCAAACTTCTTGGTTGGGCTTTGATTGTAACTGGAGACGGCACACCGTGATAAAGTTTATCATTACAGGACTTCCACGTTCTGGTACTACTTGGCTTTCTGTGTTTCTGACTACTGATGATTGTGTTTGTTTACATGACCCATTTGCAACATATACTCCAGAAGAACTAGCAAAATGGGAAGGTGGTGTTAGTGATACGGCTCTTTGGTATTATGATGATTGGTGTAAAGCAAACACAGATAAGTTTATCATCATAGATAGGAGTAGAGAAGATGTTGCAAAGGCACTATCTGAAAAATCCTTACCTACACTACCTGAAGAAGTCTATGACACATTCGCACAAAAGACAAGTGAAAAAAGGATAATGTTTGAAGTTTTGTTTGAGGAAGAAACTATACAAGAACTATGGGAATATATCTATCCAGAGAAACCATTTAATAGAGATAGATGGTTGCAATTAAAAGAAATCTATATGTCCCCAACCGTAGTAGAAAGACAACATGAAAAATCTAAAACACTTACAGAAGTTTAAAGGCAACCCTAAAAAGTATCAGGGGGGTTTTATTGGTGCAGCAGCTCTTGTAGTTAGTATTATTGGTCTGGGTGTTTCCTATGAACAGGGACAACAGGCCGCTTCTTCCGCTGAAGAACAATCTAGGGCTAATGAAAGGGCTAGACAAGCTTCTGAACGTGCTGCTAATGTACGTGCCCAACAGGAAAGAATTAAGACACAAAGAGAGGCTAGAATAGCTAGGGCACAACTTGTATCTGGTGCTACCTCTGCTGGGGCTGGTGTTGGTACTTCTGCTCTTTCTGGTGGTAAAGGTTCTATCTCTTCTCAACTTGGAGCAAACATTGGTTCTATCAATGTAGCACAAGATTTTGCAAGTCAAGCCTCCACAGCAAATCAACAAGCAGCTACTGCTGGTGCTGAGTCTACACGTCATCAAGCCATTGCTTCTCAATGGCAAATGATTAGTAATACAGGATTCTCTATCTTCCAACAGAACAAACCACAAGTAGCAAAGGCACAAGCAACTACTCCTGCAAGAACTATTGGAGTTGATGAATTCTCTACTTATTTCAAATAATAAAAATGTCCATCACAATAGATGATATTCCTGTTGTAAATAAACAAACTCCTGTAAAAGAGAGTGATATTTATTACGCCTCTAATTTAGCTGGAGGTAGTCCTGTAGAGAACTATCTTAATGCCAAGCAAGAAGTTGCTATGACAGGGGATTCTACACTTGTAAATCAAGAGAAGGTTAAATGGGCACAAGAGCAAGCAGACAGAAATCATACCACTGTTTCAGATATGATTTCCGATAATACTCTTCCTATTGAGACCCGTCGAAAAGTAATGGAAGCCTATGTACAAGGAGCAATCCCTGTGCAAGACTTGCGCGACAAATTCATGATTAACGCCGCAGTTACCGATGTCTCTCGTGATGTTGAAGATAGAGAAGCACAAGATGCTACTGCTGATGCTCTCTACCAACGAGACTTGGAGAAATCAAATGCAGCTAAACAACAAGCTATTGAAGAGGGTGCAATTAAACTTAGTGATATACTGGCTGGAGCACAAAAGTCTGCTGCAACTATTAGCAGTGGACTTGTGCTTTCTATTCCTGCTGGTCTCATTGGGGTAGCCTCGTTACTCCTTGAACAAGACCCAGATAAAGCAGCCGAACTTGTAAAGATTATTCAAGGTTATGCTTATACACCTAAAGACGAAAATACCAGTGATAAATTATCAACGGAGTTGACTCAAAAAATAAGTGAACTCTCTGAGACAATAGATGTCCCTTTTAAATGGATAGGCGACACAGTTCTCACATTGCCTTATGCTTATGTTGAGAATGGTGAAGTTAAAACAGTCCCTCTCGGTCCTGAATTTGCTGCTGCTGCTTACACAGCAGGAGAGGCAGTAGGGTATATTGGTGGATATAATATTGCTAAAGCTGTCCTAAAAGGAAAACCTAATGTTCCTACTGGTTCTCCTATGGATACTATTGAGACTGCCTCTAAAGAGCAAGCCTCTAATTTAACTGCTCGTGCAATGGCGGATGAGTCTGGTCGTATTGCAACTGGTGTTGGTTCTACTAAAGAGCAACTCCTGAATACCTATGTTCTTCCAAAGGTAAAGGATGAGTTTGGTCCTATTCATCCTGATGCTCGTGAAGCTATCAATGCTATGGATAAACGTCTGTATGCTGTTGCAGCAGAGACTGAACTCAATGCCAATGTGTATCCTGTATCTCAGATTCTTTCTGAAAGAGAGTTGTATACCAAGATTCTAACTGAACAAGAACGTCCTCATTTGTTGTTATCTTCTTCTATTCTGGATATTCCGGCAGAGACTAAACTGTATGGACGCTCTGGTAAGGACTATGAGGCTCTTGTAGACTCCACAGCTACTAAGTTGGAAGGTACTGCTGTGTTTGGTCGTAATGCTAACTTTGGTTACAAGACTGAGGCTGGTGCAGCCAAGTATATGAAGAAGTTGGAAGAGAGCGTTAAACATCTTCCTGACCCTGGAAAGTTTGAACTCCTGAAGAGAAACGATCAGTTCTATATCTCTTGGAAGTTTACTCGTACCTATGTTCCTCATGAATCTCTAGCTTTCGGTGACGATGTTCTTTCTGCTCATCTGTTCTCTAAGAGCATTGATATTACTGACTTTGCTAATGGTACTATTGGTAAGCACATATTCCCTGCGTACATGCGTATGAAGGAAGAGATTCCTACTACTGGTGCCTCTGCTGCCCGTGAAGAATCTCGTGTTGAATCTACCTTCCTTCGTGAAGCACGTGATACCTTTATGAAGACCCAACATCCTAAAGAGTTGGAATCTACTCTTCGTATGGGTGAAGAACAAGGAAAGAGTTTTACTGCTGAAGATATTCAAATGCAGCATCCTCATCTCACTAAAGTTGAGACTGATAAGATTCATGGTGAATATGTAGCATATCGTCGGATTGTTGACCATCTGTATAATATGACGGATAGACAATTCCGTAAAAATCTTGTTGACAAAAACATGAAAACCCTGTATAATAATAAGGGTGAGTTCGTTGGACATGCTACAGAACCTCTTAAAGAAATTCCTGATGGCGTAACGCATGTATACGACTTGGATTCTAAATCTGTAGTTAAGATTAATAAGGCCCTTCCTGTAATTCAAATGAACTCTCCTATTCGTGTAGGAGACCATATTGTTAATTACGCACACATGCCCTCTACTTATCAACTAGGTCCTGTCCGTGCAGGTGCATTGACAAAGATTCCTGGTTACATTCCTCGTTCTTATAAGGAATGGTTTGTAGTAGATAGAGTTCCTAATGCTCTGTGGGTTGATGGTAAGAAGATTGCTACTGACCAATTGCGTAACTACAAACAAGCTGTGGCTATGGCAGGTACAAAAGCCGAACTTGATACTTTGGTTACTAGGCTTCAGAAAGAGAAACCTGACTATAAGTATGAGGCACGTAAAGAAGAAAAGGACATCAATGATAAAATCATGCACGATAGCGAAGTATACGATACTTATTTGAAGCAGATTCACCAGCGTGGTGACCGACTGCCTTCTCTGAATCGTCCTGCTGAAGTAGAAGACGTGCTTGTTGCTTTGACTAAAACTATTCGTAGTGTCTCTAAAATGGCTGCATGGGATGACTTGAATAGGGTTCGTAGAGATAATTTTGTAAAGGCTTATGGTGATTTTACTGACCATAAATTCCCTCAACAAATAAATGAGATTCGTCCTAAGAAACACATGACTCCCAAAGAAGAACGTGACTTCTTGGCTGCTCAAAGTGTGTATGCACAAATGGAACGTGAGCAAATCTCTTCTACTCAATCTGATATTGTATGGCGCAATGGTTGGAATAAAGTCGCCGATGTAGTAGAAACTAAAATGGATGTAGACGCTCACATTCTCCGTGAATGGGGTGAGAAAGGATTTATTCCTGCTCGTACTATTAAAGCTTTTGGTTCAAATCTTTTCCTGTACTGGAGACCTATGCGTATGTGGGTGATTCAACCCCAACAATGGAAGGAACTTGTTCTTGTATCTCCTTCTTACGCAAAGCATTTGTCTGAAATTGTTCCTATCACCAATGGTTTGCTAACTCGGACACACACTCTTAAAGGACTGAAATCCCTTTCTGATAATATTGGTCGTAAAACAGTACAGGACTATGACGCTGTAATTGCTGCTCTTGAAGAGTCTGGTATTGTTCAGTCTGTTGATATGAACCAAATGGTGCATGGTATTTGGAAAGATGCCACTAAGGAACTTGCTCCTAAACCTGAAAAGGGAGTTCTTGGAAGCACTAACAAACTAATTGAATCTATCTCTGATGCTGCTGGAGTTCCTGGAAAAGTTGGTCGTGGTATTGGTTACAATCCTTCTGAACTTCTGAACCAAGTATCTATTTGGTTGTTTGCTCGTCATCGTTGGATGGAGAAGAATCCAGGTAAGAATTGGAATACTCCTGAGAATCGTGCAACTATCGCTCGTGACCAATCTTTGTATGGCCACATGAGTTCCACTCGTGCTGGTATGTATGGTTGGCAAGAAGGTATGATTAGTACTTTCACTCAGTTCGTAGCCATCCCTTGGAAATCTACTCTCCAGATGATTAGTTCTAAGCAGTTCTCTGGCCCTGAGAAAGCACGCCTTGCTGGTGCTAGATTGTTCTGGTATGGTAAGTATGGTATCCCTCTTGGATATGTAATGTATCAGTCAATGGAAAAGAATCTGGAAGAAAAGCAAGACCGTGAAACTCTTGCTGCTTGGACAGAATCTGCAACGGATAGAATCTGGAATGCCACCTTGCAGGCAATGTTTGATGCAGGTAATGAGAAGACTAAGGTAGACACCAAGAATCTCTCTACTTCTATTGATGGGGAATATGTTTGGGATGTAATCAATACACTGTATGAAATGGGTAAAGGGAATACAGTTGAGACTCCCAAGATTACTTTCCCATATGAGAATGCTACTGGTTCTCTCTTCGAGGCTGTACGTACTCTGTATGACATCTTCAAGGTAAATGATGCTGGTCCTGCAGACATGGAGAGTTGGAAGGCTGCTGCTTGGAAGTCTGTTTCCTTTGCTGGTACATTCTCTGACTTTAACAAAGCAATGTTGGCTGAGGGAATGAGCAAGGCAGGTAATCAGAGTGGTTATCAACAAACTCGTGGTGAGGCAGTAGCGAGACTCTTTGGTATTCCTCCCGCAGAAGAGACTATTCTGAATATGGCAAGTCTCTCTCAAATCAAACGTCGTAAAGAGATTGAGAATACTGCCAAACAGATTCATCAACGTCTGATTGCTGTGATGAATGCCAAGTCTGTTGATGAGAAGGATGAACAGAAAGAGTATCTTGATGGTCTGCAATCTTTCTTGCAAACTGTACCTGAGTACTATAAAGATGAATTGACCAAGGAAATCTTTAAACTTGATCGTAGAAGTTGGAAAGATAAAAAGGAATCTGTTCTGTTGAATCTGTATCGGAATGGCGCGGATGCTCGTGACTCTAAATACTTGGAAATGCGTAATGCTCTTGAAAAGAGTCAAGACCCTGAGATTAAGTCTATGTTGAAAGACTTGGAAGAAATTAAACAACGGAGTATCAAATAATGGCTGATTTTTCTGTAAAAACAACTGGACTTTCTGCACCTGACTTGCGTGCAGCTTCTAATGTCTCTCCTGGTGTACAAGATAATTCTGGTGCTATGAGAATTGGTAATCTCACGAATCTTATTAAAGGTGGTTCTGAGATTACTGGAGAAGTCTATAAGCAAGCTCAAGTTCAAGATTTTAGTACTGCTACTCAAGACACTATCCAACAGTATATGGATATGCGTGAAAATCCTGAGTTGGCTAAAGGTTCTCTCACTGGTGCTGCTGCAACTGATGTGCAATCCTCTTTATTCCCTCAAAGTGGGGAACAACTCTCATCTGTTGAGAAAGCACAGAAAGAACGATTGTCTACCTATCAACAAGCCTTGTCCGAAGGTGTGATGACTCCTGATGAGTTCTCTGATAGGGTACTCTCCAATCTCCGTGAAGCTACCAATAAGAATCCTGGTCTATATCAAGAATTGAAAGCAGAAGCTGCTCGTGTTCTTGAACTCTCTGGTATCACTGGTATTGTTAAATCTGACCAACTCCAAGCTGAAGCTAAACAGAAACAAATTGAAAATCTTCTAAAAGATATGCAGGAGCGTGCTCGTAAAGAAAACATATACTATGATGTCACTACTTCCTATTGGGATTTAGCACAGCAGGTAGAACACGCTGAAAAAGGTACTCGTTCTTATAATATGCAAGTACGTGGTGCAGAACAGTTTAAGATGCTTAGTCAAGAACAAGCTCGTAAATGGGTAGAAACTAATGGTAATGATGTAGTTCGTGGTGGTCTTTCTAATGCAAACAATGTTGTCTTTAATATGATTGACAATCTTGGCATCACTGCAGATTCCTATCCTAAGTATAAAGCACAACTGTCTTCTCAATTCGATGGATTGAAAGAGGTGTTCCGTGCTTCTATTCCTGTAAATATCCTACAAGACCCTAATGTACAAGCAAATCTCAAAGCTTACAATGATGGTCTTGATTCTGTTCTTAAACGCTTTGACAATCTTGTAACAGGAGAAGATTTCAAGAAAGTTGCCTCTAATGAATTCGAGATTTTGAAGATGAGTCAAGAAACTCATCTGAGAAAAACCGTGGATGTCCCCTCCATTGAACTCTCTACCAAACTGGCAGCGGCAGTTCCTGGAATTGTAACTCAATCTCCTGAATATCGTCAGAAGATTTATGATGCCGGTGTAGCTATTAGTCAAGGAAACTATCAGTCTCCTGCTATTCAGGAAATGGTGCCTAAGAGCACTAAAGATAACAAGAGTGCCTCACTTATTAAAGGTGCCATCAATGTTGGTTTAGAGTCCGGTGATTACACTGGCTTTAATAGGACTCTCGAAGCTGTGAATACTACAACTCCCAATATCGAGAATCCTAAAACTCGCCTCCAGTTCTTGTATAACAATCTGTCTGCTATTGCTGAACAGAAACCTATGAAACTTGATGTGGCAACTATTGGTAAAGTTGAAACTTCTATAGGACAACTCTTGCATGACAACAATTTCGGAATTGAAACACTCAATGAAACAAGTGCTGGAAAGAAAGTTAAAATGGATGTTCTACCATCCGGCCACCTTATGTTTACTGGAGAGGATGCAGGTAAATTCAATGCAACCTATGCTAACAATATCAACGTCGCCCTACGTGCCTATGCCAATGCACACAATCAAACGATGTCGGAAGCAGCTAAACGGTTTTATCCTAAGTATTTTAGTGGTATTGTCAACTCTGGTGCTAATAAATAATATGGAACTATCTAATAATTTTAAAGGTATTATGGGGGAACAAATAGAAATTCCTTCTGAGGAGACTATGTCTGCAATGTCACACTCTCAATTAGCTGGACTTAGAAATGCTAATTCAGATAATCCAAAGGCACAAGAGTATTTAGCCCCTTATGAACATAGAGCTTTCTCTAGAGAATGGGTCTCAGAGTCTGGAGTAAATGCAATTCCTCTTGCTATAGCTATCCCTGCCTATTCAGCAGCTAAGGCTACAGGAGTAGAGACTATTGCAAAAAAAGCAGGTTTATTAGAAGATGATAAACAAGAAGCTACTCCTACTTCTTTAGCACAAATTAAACAGGGGTTTATCGGGATAGGGGAGGGACTTAAAGCTTATTTTGTAAAAGAAGAATCACAACCAATTATACGAGAAGTTTCTCCTGAAGTACAAAAACAATTAGATATTCGTAGTAAGGTAGAGAATATTCTTCCTAGTTTAATTAAGACAGAGTCTACAGGTAAACATAGGGATGCTAGTGGTAATCTAATTGAATCTGAGGTTGGTGCCAAGGGCATCACTCAAGTTCTCCCACAGACAGCAAAAGACCCAGGATATGGTATTAAACCTTTACAGAATGATAGTAAAGAAGAATATATCCGATTTGCCAAAGACTATCTAGGAAAGATGATTCATATCTTTGATAATGTAGAACAAGGTATTGCAGCTTATAATGCTGGCCCAGGAGCTATCCATCGTGCTATCTCTAAGGCACAACGAACAAAAAGGGACTGGAAAGAGTTTATTCCAAAAGAGACTAAGCAATATATACAGAAAGTAAACTATACTCCAGATAGTTCTGAGGCTACAAGCCATAAACCACAAGTAACTGATGTTATGGGATTTAGAGGTTAATCATGAAACTTACTCTTATTAGAACTAAATATACTGATAAATCTACTACAGGAATTCTGTATATAGATGGTATTAAAGAATGTTACACCTTGGAAGATAAGGTAAGAGAAATTCCTATTGTTCCAATTAGTTTCTGGAAGAAAGCAGGAATAACAGCAATACCTCGTGGAACCTATAAGATAGTGATAAATATGTCCCCAAGGTTCCATAAGGAAATGCTAATGTTATTGGATGTGAAGGGATTTAATGGAGTAAGAATTCACTCCGGAAATGTAGCAGAGGATACAGAAGGATGTATCTTGGTAGGAACTACAGTTGGTACAGATAGGGTAAATCATTCTGTGGACGCAATGAAGCTCTTGTATCCAAAGATTAAAGCGGCCCTAGATAAAAAGGAAGAAGTCTCTATAACCATTAAATAAAAAGAGAAAATCATGACCATCGAAAACACAAAAACAACTATTGATGTGGCCGCAGCTAGTATTACTGTTGGAACAGTAATGAGTATCCTACCCGCTATTGCAGCACTATTTACAATAATCTGGACTATTATTCGTATCTATGAAACAAAGACTGTTCAGAAGATTCTTTCACGATGGCGAAAGAAAGAAGAATAAAGGACAAAAAAAAAGCCTCCCTAAAAAGGAGGCCTTCTTATTTAATGAACTGTTGTATTTGGTGGCATTGTAGTTTCTTCTATTTCTTTAATTAACAACTGAAACTCAATATGTGGACGTTCTGGATAGGACCATCTAAAGAGGGGGTGATCTTCACTTAAATCCATCCCCTCTTCCTCTTCCAACATATCAACCAACTCAAGAAGTTGGTCTTTAAGATTGTCTAAGTCTTCCATTATGGTAACTCACAACTTCCTCCAGAACAGGCAAGTGTCTGTGTGCCTTCAGTATTGTCCTCCTCCTCAACTAGACTAGACCAATCAATCACGGTAGGGATACTAGTAAGAAGTTGTTCATACTGCTCTTTGTTTATTTCCTCATAGGGTGCTTGCTGATAAGTATGATTAGAGTATGGTAGGAAACTGATACCACTAATCTCATCGAAGTGCTTATAAACCCAAGCTCCAACTTCCATCCACTCATCATCCTTAACAGAGATAGTTACACTTGGTTTATGTTCACACCAATGACGTTGGTAGATAAGCCACAGTTCCAATTGCTCTATTGCTGTTCTATCCTTCCTACAGATTGCCCCATCAGGAGCTTTTATGGGAAAGGAAAAGATTGCTGTGGATTCCTTCGCAGCAAGGTCGTCTTCAACAGGAACACCCTGACCTTTAAGATGGTTGTAAATTGGGTCTTTCTTATCCATTCTAATGCGTCGAATGTAATAAGGACTATGTCGAGTGTGAATCCCACTAGCACTGTCCACCAACTGGCTGACAGTACCGGAAGGTTTAACACAAGTGATAGCAGCAGAAGGTTCAATACTAAGTCTTTTAGAATACTCTTCATTTGTTTTCCTAGCAATATCTCGTAATTCTTCAAGAGAATAGGCAAGGGCTGTATCAGGATATTCCTCACCTTCAGGATGGTCACTCCAATTATGATTCATCCATTGATTATCCATAATACCAGTAAGACTGACACCTAACAAGCGTTCTTCTTCAGTATTCTTTTTCCACTCTTCCCCAAGGAATTGAAACTTCGTCAAGGTTGATTGTATTGTACCGAGAATAGTAGCAAGACGGACTTTTCGAGCAAGAGTTTCAAATGTGTCTTCTGCACGAACTACAACTTCCGTAAGGTTACAGAACTGTTTATCACGGAGAATAATCTCAGAACATGGATTACATCCATACTTATGAGTCTTATCTCTACGTCCCCATTTAGCTGCTTGAATCTGAGAAGCAACTCGATTATAAATACCACGTTCACCTGATTTAGATTTCATGAGAGCTAACCACTCTTCCATAAAGATTTCCATATCAGGTTTCTCAGTGTAGGCTACTGAATTATTAGAGATACGCCGTTGAGGACTCTGTTCCCACCATTGGCCAACTTTAGCCTCTCGCATACGGCGATCAGTAAGATTAGATAGACTGATAAGAGCGGAACGTCGCACACCACCTACCACTACAACCTCACCAATCATGCACATTACATCATGAATTTCAAGACTATTAAGTTTACGTCCCTGTGATTTCTTAAAACCTTCTACAGTAAAATCGAAAAGGCGTTTAAGTGGTTCAGGACCAGAAGCCCTACCACCAAAAGTAGCAAGCCTAGCACCTGCTGGACGAACCCTTGAAAAATCAAACGAAGGTATATCACCATCGTATAGAGCTGAGATAAGTCGTTTATATGCTTTTGCCCATCCAAGTTTACTGTCTCCTACAACAATTATGTCATCTACATATTCCAATTGTTCTGGAACATTAGGAAGACGACAGATTTCGTCTCGTTCACAACTGAATCCAACTCCAGTACCATTCATCAGAATATAGAGACATTCACTGAAGGCACGTTTGTTGTTTACAGCTAGATAGGAACAGTTATAAGCTGCAATATTATCTCGTTCACATGCTGCTCCAGCACTCATCATCAAACGCATGGAGGGCATAATCTCAAGATTCAAAATAGCGTGTCCAAGTTCCAACCACTCATCCCTAGAAATAGTAGGAGCTTTTGGAACAAGATAGGATATTAACCTATCAACTGTCTCTTCCCAAGTCTCCCTGCGTTTTAATTCAGGGAGATAACGAGAGTACCTAGACTTAGCAATTACTGTCTGGTAAACTGTTGGAAGTTCATGTTGTTGTGTCATCTACTTCCTCTGCTAGTTGTTCATATTTATCTTCGATGACATCTACGAAACGGGAAACTAAATCCTCAGAATTAATTCCCAACATTTCCATAAGAGAGACCTCATCTACTCTCTTTAACTTTTCACATACTTCTACCAAGGTCAATGGCATGATTAATTCCCCGAAAGTTTACTGATAGTGCCATCTTTAACCTTGCTACTACGAGTAGAACCGAACTCAAAGTTATAGATATTATCAAGATACCCAAGAAAACGACCAAGAACTAATGTAAAGATACCTTTAACAAACTCAGTAATTGTTTGGTCTTTCCAAATCAACCAAACTAAACCAACAATAACTGTAGTTGCCATTACGAACATCACATCAGGACGCCAGTTCCTCTTTCCTAGTGCCTTAATAATCTCCGCGTCACGAATCCGAGCACTACCTACGTCAGCTATAATAGCTTTATCTAGGTCAATGTCCAGTTCTTTCATTTTTACAACAAAATCGTTCTCAGCCTGCTTAATTTTCAATAGGTCTTCTGCTGTAGCATTCTGAACCTTAGCAGCCAATTGTGATTCAGCATCAGGAGCAGTAGAATTAATACCAAAGGCATTAAGTAGAGCACCTACTGCTGCACCAGCAAGGGGAGAACCAAATGCACTTGCTAATGAAGGAGCAATAGCTCCAATAGATTTCTTCCAATCAAATTCCATTATTTTTTTCCTTTCTTGCTACTGCCCATTTTATCAGAAACAACACTAATAGTAGAGACATCTTTAACCCCACTGACTTGCCATTGCATCAGCAATTCCTTGGAAGGTTTTATCTCTATCCATTTCACGGTTAGAATACCATTTGGCAATCTTCTTACCTCCGTGGATAACAAACTCACCCTTGTCAACAATGTTAGTTGGTACTAACTTGGGAAGTCCCTTAAGCCAAAGACAGGTAGATTTTGAGTAAGATTCACCAAACATCCAAGGATGTATAATTTGGTCTGGTTTTCTCCACTCTGTTGACATGATAGAGATTGGATTTTCAATAGCTATCTTAGGAATATCCAAAAGAGCAAGTTTCGTAAAGAAATCTATTGCTTTTTGTTGTCTACCATCTGCTACCTTCTCTGGGAACCATCTAGCACCACTAATAGCTAAATCGGTACAAGGTGGATGAGCAATTAACAGATCAAATTGCTGTCCCTTAAGAAGTTCAAATACATCTCCTTGATAGTGATGGGTACTAGGAATTTCAGAGGGTTTGAGATCACAAGACATTGCATTATGACCTCTGAACCTGAATGCTTCCCTAACCCTACCACTATACTCACAAGCTACAAGTACATTCATTAGTTGATATTTACAAAGGTGTTTGTTTGTTCTGCTTTCTTTGCTCGGAACCAGTTTCCACATCCTTTACATTGGAACCTTTGGTACTTACCGGCATGTGTAAAAGCAAAACCACGCTTGGTATAATGGTTGCCACCGCAATTAGGACAAACGAGACCACCTTCAGTATAAAGACCGTGGTTTGCATGATTTTTAATCCAAGGTTTGAGTTGAGTGTAGACACCCTCAAGAATCATAACATCATTGACATTGTATTCTTCCATTTTAAATTGGGATTCATTGTCCCCGTTCATACAACCAACCCACAGTTCAAAAGAAGTCTCATGTTTCTTACCAACTCCGAGTTGTTGAGCAACGTAATCCAACTTGTTGCTAACGAACTTGAAGACCTTCTTGACTGTTAGATAAAGGTCAATCTGTTTAGCCGGAGAAGGAGGAGGGAAACCATTAATGAGAAACTCTTTGTTTAGAGTAGGAATGTCAAAACGATTTCCATTATAATGAATGATAGCGTCAGCTTCATCCATCATAGAATGGATACCTTCTAGCATCTTTGCTGTGCCAGAATTCCATACACTGTCAAAGACAATTTTATCCTCCCCATACCATTTAGCAGAGTAACACATTACATAACCACTCTCAAGCAACCGAGCAAGTGGAATGTTCTCTTTGAAAATACCCCAAACATACGCAGTGTTCGGAGCCGTCTCAATATCTAAAAGAAGTATTTTCATTATTGAACTTCTCCAAGTTTACGTGAATATTCATAATATTTCTCAACCTTAGCTCGTTTCATTTCTGAACGAGAAGCAATCTCAGGGTCATCCTCAACGTCGAATTCAAAATCTAAATCTGTTTCATCATTCAACATAAGAACGATAGTAAGAAGATCAATCAGTTCTTGGTGAATACGTTCACGATTAGTGTAAGGTTGATTAGGACGGGATTCATCCATACCAAACTGTTGTGTCTTAAGTGCTATCTGTGCAACTTCTGAGGCTTCTTCAGCCAATTTGGTGAGAAGATACTGTTGTCTATCCATCATTTAAGCCATCCTTTCGGTAACCCCTTGCGGAAGTCACACCATTCAATATCATTCTTATCACACCAATCAGCATATGTAGTCTTAGAGGACTTGCTAATACGAACTGTAGAGTTCTGGAAAATCATTCGGATTGTTACATCTGGATTGTGTTTCCGAACCAGAAGCATCTTCTTTCGATCTGCGGAAGAGA